TATCGTTTATTTATGCAATTCTATAGCAATTGTATCATCAAAATGATCATTGACTATATCTCCCTTCTCTTTTATAGACATATCAGATAAAGAGGCAGGGTAGGATGTTATATAATCATTCGTATTTATAACAACCCTTATTTCCTTACTCTTATCCTTGACAAGCATCAATTCGTCTATCAAATCTTGTACTGTCATATTTTTCTCCGCTTTCATAAATCCTGTTTTTATTTATTTTCATGGTCTAAAAATATCCTTTGCGATCATATCAAGGGATATTTTATGTATCTTAGGTAAGACCTTAACCAATTTTATACCAAAATTTTCGCCTCTCTTAACAAAAGTCCATTTACCATATATGATTCCATGCATCATATTCTGTATTACTTCCTTACTGTCTGTCAAGAATACTTGGTAATAGACACTTTTGGCATAATTAAAATCCTCCCCATGATCATTTGCCGGTCTTAATATCATTACAGCCGAAGAGCATCCACGAACGAATCCGTGTATCTCAAGGCATTCATCAAACTCATAATTATCACGTCCCTCATCATGAACATCCTTAACCCATTTACATGGTCTCCCGTCCTTAAACGGGATCTTTAACTGTTTCTTTGCCATCTTTTAAATTATATTATAATGTTAGGTACTTATATACTTTTCTACACCAAAAGCATATTTTCATGCTTCATAGGGACATTGTTGAATCCGCTTACACGAAACTGATTCTAAAGAGGTCTCTTCACGTGCTTTAATTCCCGGCGTACCTCCGGTATCGTTTGTTAATCGTAACTATATAAACCCGGTGTAAAGTTATATATAATCACCATTGTCAGTTATATTGATATCACTCCACAAGTTCAATCTTCCCTTATCATCCAATTGCATATGGATAAAACCTTTTGTCACCTTCTTCCCGGCTTTAAGAGCCTCTACGTCTTTATCGGTAATCTTTTTCATACTTTCGATATTTTATCGTTACAATTAAATTCATCTTTCATCCTGATCTTTATGCCTCCATATGATAATTCCTTATGAGCTGTGACAAAATAATCAACCGCATCTTCATCTAATAAACTATGCGGGCACCTTTCCCATACAGGACTTTGATCTAGATGATCCCATGTGGCTACAAGTAACCTATTCTTGTCATCATCAATAGCTATTTTGTATGTCCCTGTAGTAGCCTTACGTTTAATGATCGCTCCATTTAACATCTGTTTCTTAGCCCAGCTCCATGAGCCTCTCAACCCAAATGTTCTTATAACCCAGTTATTTATCTTCTTCATTTCAAATTATTTGTTAAAAGTGTAATATAAATATAAATACATAAATTGAATAGGGCTATTCACCATGCCCTTATCAGTAGGATCATCGTATTTGTCAAGCCAAAGACGAAGCGCCTCCCAATCGATATCCTTACGGTCACATACCATGCAGGCTAGGTTAGCCCCGAACGGCTCCCCGCCGCCGCTCAGCGACCTGTTAAACCTTTTGGCTAGTCTTTCCTTGAATCCCTTATCATACCATATCCCGGAGGTAGCTGCATAGCAATAATAAGCGTTGTACTTCATTTTCACGCCCATCTTCTCAAACAATGGCGTATGCCATATCCGATCCAGAAAGAACACTATTCCACGATAGATAAAGGTTCGGAGATTCTTCCTGTATTTCTTCCCTAAGAAGCTATCTACACAAGATATAGTCCCGCCTGAATAGTACCAGTTATTGGCGCCTCTCTTGACCTTATCCGTCATCTTGAATTTATTCTTTCTGTCTTCCACCCTATCCCAAGGTTTCAGCTTATCCTCATTAAATGTCGGGCAATAATGATAGTAATGATTAATCCACGAGAGGTAGGGGTTGTATATCGTGTATCCATTATCGCTGACATATGAGTTCATATCATACCCAAGTTCCTTGGCTAGAATAGATCCCTCATCAGCTAATACCTTCAATATCGGATTCAAGTTCCATATCTGGTCTTGACTGACGAACATCGAGTAGCATGGGTCTTCATCCTCTCCATACCATCCTCCCATCCCGCTCACTATTTTATCCAAATCAAGTGAATAATCTTTCCCGGATAAAAAGTCATCTCTAAGGAAAAACCCTCTATATGGAATCATGTCATACACACCCGGTTGATCCTCAAACATATGTTTAGCGTTCTCGGTCAATCTAATCAATGTTTGCAAGACAGAGGGTATATCTATGGGTGCATATTCACACCCATAGACCTTATTATTTATCCAAAGATATTGAAGAAGCTCGGCTATATTAATAGTCCCGTCCTCCACATATCCTGTCTTGTTATCGAAGTTTATTTTGGCTAGAGGTATATTACTTCCTTGTGGTTGGTCACTTTTTTCATTACAACAATGCACGAACCTGTCAAAGAATATATCTTTCCAGCCAAAATATTTATCCCTTATCGTCATAAGCCTATTTCTTGTCATATAACGACATGATGTTAATAAGATCAGCTTTTCTGGCCATCCCCTCAAGTTTATTAAAGCCATCCATATTATCTCCACTGACGATAATAGTAGGATATACCTCTATACCGTACTTGGATATCTCCTCCTCCGTGGCTTTGTTCTCCGGGATCTGGTTTAACGTAACCTCACCCTCATACTCCTGTAATGTGTTGGCGATAATATACCGCATGTAGTCGCTGTACTCAGCGTCTTTCTTCGTGAAAAAATCAATTCTTACCATCTCAAATAGTTGTTAATCTATTAATAATCAAATCGGCGGTAAATATAGTATTATCTACCTCATCTATACTCATCTTTCTCCCATCGAAATTGTTAGATAATAAATCCTTAACAATCTGATATCTACGCTGCTCCCAATTTACGTTTACATCAAAATTCAGATTCTTTACATAATCATAATTTAATTCATTATAACTGTAACTGAGATACTTAACTATCGGGAATAGGCTATCATTAATAGTGCGCTTGATTACATTAACGTATTTACCTATTCTTTTGTCGACAGCTCTTAATCTCTCATCTACTACTCTTTCTCCTGACTTTTCCATTCTATTAACCCTTTGTTATGTTTATCGTAATATAATAACGCTATGGCGTTCCAGCATACGGCGGATAGATGCATAAATCCCTCCTTATCATATCTCTCCCCCTTCGTGTAAGCAACCAAGTGCCTCATGAGTGCGCCTAGATAACGATTGAATCCATCAGGTATATCTTGCCATGAGTTATCAGCGTACTTCTTGGCTCCTTCCGTATATACCCTCACGATATCCTCTATCTCAGCCAAAGGAAGAAGATCCCACCGGAGTTTACCGTCGGCCCGGTCGTCCTTCCCGCTGCCGTCTTTCCCTACAAGCGGCCCGCTTTCCACCACTGCGTCTCCTATTTTTGGCTTCCCGAAATTAATCGCCTCATCCGCCGTCTCATCATCAATAAGCCTTAACTTGATAGCCCTATTTAACGAAACAACCATCTCCTCATCAGCCCAAATGGATTTATATGTCTCATCAAATAACGGTTCTATTTTCATCATTCCCGTATTGTCGGCGGTTTCAAGTACCTCAAATACCTCACCATCATAAACGACTTTGTCGTATTTGCTAAATTCCTCTTTCATTTCAAACTCCTTTTTGTTTTATTATTAGGTAATTATATACTTTTTAGATTAATAAAATTCACTAAGATCCCTGCATTCTGGTGTTTCTCCTGTCATAGAATAAAGCTCACCAGATGATAGATATACGCAATGCGAGGTCTTCCCGTCTCTCCACTCGCTTTGCTTCGTAATTCCGCAAATAGCGCAGCGTTGGATCCCCGGCCCCGCCTTTACCCACGAGTGCCATACGTTTTTCTTTCTTGTCCTGTTGGTGTCGTCAAGTTTCCTCATAACTAATCCTCCAAAGTCATTATAATCTTATCTTCCCCGATAATAACCTCATTCCCGCTTCTTACATCAAAGCATCTCTCACCCTCTGCCTCCTTGAAATAAAGAGCACCATTGTACTCGAATAAACCGAAGCCGTAATCGACTAGCTTCATTTCGTTAAGTTTCTTGAATTTGTATACGCTTTTCATATTCTCCATATTATATTGCATTACTGGAAATATCATTATGATACTTATGCCTATCACAAGCAACCCTGTATAAAACTTTTGTGAATCATATTTTCCCCATCCCTCCATCATCATGGCAAAGGAGATTACTATTATTATAATAATAAATATCAATCCTACCATATCACATCCTCCTCTCTTTCAGGAATCCCATCATATCCTCCACGCTAAGCTGGAAGCCAGCAGCTGCCTTATGACCTCCGCCACCAGGATTGGCCTTGCGTGCCAGCGCTGAGACATCCACCTCCTCCTTGGTGGTATAGAACGTGCATCTGAAGAATCTCCCGTTCCAGCAAAATGGCATCATCAAATCATGTTTTCTAGGATCGTACATAGATTCGAATGTAGTAGAGTTAAACTCCGTGGCATTCATACATATAGCCTTGTACCCAAATACATCAGCCTCGAATGAGAACATATTTATCTCGCCCCTGTTTTTCTCAACGATATACTCCAGTATCGCCTCCCCGTTCCTTATCATGTCATATATGAAGTCATGATCGCCATCCATGGCCTTTGCCGCCATATCCACGTCAAGACCACAATATCCTCTCATCCCGTATTGGAACGCCATGACATCACTCCATTCGAAGCGATCATGATCCCATACATCATAAGTGCTCAATAATTTTACCACGTCAGGGGTTTCGATATCATCGAAAAGATATTCCCACGTAAGCTCACAAGCCGCCGTTCCGATACGTCTTTTGCCTTTGACATTATAGTCCTTCACAGCTTCTATCGCCGTCTTATGGTGGTCTATCCATGTGACATCTATCCCCTTGTCTTCCCATTCGTCGAATAAGAATCTCGTTCTATCGCCAAATGATACGTCAACTACAAATACCTTATCATATTTATTCACGTCAGGTATTTCCTTGCCGTAATTGTAAGGAAGAAGATCAATGTCCCCTTTGAAATACTTTTTACTATAGCCGCTGACATTACTCCGTCAAGATCAGCCTCATGATATATACACCCAATCATAATAATTTTTTTATTTGTTTCAATTCATATTCTATCACATTGATACGACCCATGATAATATCTTTATCATCGTCATTATCATGATCACCATCTTCCTTCTTAGATAAGATATTATCTATTTGGGCTGACGCTAATACCATCATCATGCAATGATTTGATTTAATTTTTTGTGATATATGTACGCCATTTATAGCGATTTGGACACAAATATCTTTTATCTCATCTATACTCATATTCATAATCTATTGTTTTTAATTAAAAAATCTATGTATTCTTTTATCTCCCTGTTTCGATCATTACTCCAGTCAAAGGTCTCGTTTATGAATTTGAAATACGATACTGGAATCGAATGAAACATCCATCCACAATACTTGCCGAATGTCATCACCGTAGATCCAAGGGGATGATCCGGCCTTCCGGGAACAGGGGCGGCGGTTACGCCCTGCGCCAGCCCCCTCCTACGATCTTTCTTGGCGGCTTTGATATCCAGATCTGTTTTCGTTACCTTATCCCCCATCGGGATATTAGTTATTAGCTTATCGCCGATAAACATTCCCCATCCATACCCCTTGTAGTTCTCTATACTAAGTTTCCTTATATCACCGAACCTTGACGAGTTGTTACAACAATCAACGACCAAAGCACTATCCTTTCCGTCTTTTATACGGACTGCCCTTCCAAGCCACTGATAAAACGACGAGAACGAGAATGTCGGCCTTCCTACTATCACGCAATCCAGACCCGGATGATCGAATCCCGTACCGAGGGCGGAATAGTTGAACACTACCTTCTTCTTACCTGACTTGAACCCCTCGACTATAGCCTCCCGCTGTTTCTTTGGCGTGCCTCCGTGAACCACTTCCGCCATGCCAGCGCATATCTTTGCGTTCATCCATTCGGCGGCGGTATTGCAGCTCTCAACAGAATCCATAAACACTAGTATAGATCTGCATACGTCTTTTAATACCATCAACCGACGTAAAATAAGGTTGTTTAAGCCGTTTTTTCTCACCGCCTCACTAATAGACTCGGCCGTATATTCGGAGCCGTTAGAATTAAGTTTAAGGGCATCTCCATTGAAATCCCATATCTCATATTTAAGAGGTGTCCAAAATCCTTGCCTTATCATCTCCTCCACCTGTATGACATGGATTAGGTTCTTGAAATATACCGGTCTCATACGAGTGATGAAATTAAGCTGGGAATATGACACCTGCCCTATCGACATCGTTTTAAGCCTGCATGGTGTAGCGGTAAACCCTATCACCTTTTTCGGTTTCAGTTCATTCATGAATGTCATGAACTCACTGCCGTCCTCCGGGCTATACCCGGCATGAGCCTCATCTATCAACACGTTCCTGATCCCCATCTCCTTAAGCTGACCAACAACCTTCTTGATAGACCCTAACGTGGCGTATATCATGTTAGACAGCTCTTTCTTTCCACAGGAAGCGGAGTAGATGGTAGCCGGTATGCCATACGACGTTATCTTGTCGTGGTTCTGTTGCAGCAATTCTTTTGATGGTTGTAAAATCAGCGTCTTATCTCCCATCAATCTAGCCGCCTCTGCTATCAGCAGTGACTTACCGCAACCTACAGGACCTACGATCAATGCCGGATCATGTCTATCAGAATTTATGTAATCGGAGGTACTTTTAACACACTCCTCTTGATATGGTCTTAATTTGTAAATCATTTGGATTTGTAGTTATCAAAAACGTCTTTTACGTACTCTAGTCTTATAGAGCATTCCCGACCATCATCCATCTTCACCATCAAAGTCTCTTTGGTCTTGCTTATGGCTATCACCTCTCCTACTCCTATCTGGGTATGGACTATATCGCCTAGCTTTATATTACATTTGATCATGGTCAAGCTTTTTATTAAATTCCTCTATCTTGCTCCTGTCTGTCTCCTTGGTCATCTTAGCCTCTTCCTTAAACATATCATACCCTTCCCGGATATTGTCGCCAATCATATTCTCTATCATCTCCCTTAGCTCATCGCTTCTTACGGCAAAAGATATCTGGAATGATTTACTTGTGCCTTTCATCAGGTAATCAATCTCCTTCTTACATTCTGTCATTAACCGATCCAGATTATCGAACTTAACGAACTTGGAGTTGCCATTGGCTTTTCTTACCCCATCCTTGAAATCCTCCAATATCCCGTTAAATACATCCGCCATACACATCATGGAATGTAGCCATACCAGCATATTGAATTTATATTCATTATCAGCGTTATTCATCAAACTCACCAAAGACTCGCTTTTTGTCAACATGATCTTCGATTCCCGGTCTACGATATCCTTTATCTCCTGCCGGCATTTCATGGCACCAACGAAATCCATTTTAGAATAACATTCATTTGATTTCTCTACCAATTTCCTAATATCCTTTCTAGACATCAGAAGATCCAATACCTGTTTTTCTCTTTCGTTTTTATCCATAATCATTTATTTATTGACACAAATATAATTAAAGCCTAGATATTTACCTAGGCTTTTTAATAAAGTTAATCTTTTTTATTCTTTCTTTTTGACTCATCCCAATCCGATGAGTACCTGCATGTCCCTTGTTTGTGGATCGAGAAATCGCACCAAAAACACAAGGGCTTGGGGCGGGGTTCAAGGCAGGCCGGCTGACGTCCCATGAGGTAGCGCTTCTCGTACTTATACCCCTGTTTGGCGTCGTCCCAAACGTGAGCTTGATAGCTATCTATTTTATTTGTCTCGAAATCATACATGTCAAGGAGAATATCGTTAAGTTCCTTGACCGATCTCTCTACTTTCTCCTTATCTACCTTCACGTTCTGATTGTCCAGCATGCGGGTAAAGAAATAGCTGCACATATCCGGCAATACCTTATATTTTCTGAGTATGTAAAAGGCGTATATCGGATGTTGGAGATTATGAAGCAGCTTATCTTCATCGAATAACTTTCTCCCGGACTTCCAGTCTATCGTATACATGGCTATCCTGTCCTTTGTCTTATACTCTCCACGCCAGTCCACCGATCCTATGATATGTACCTTATCGTACGTCACGCCATCCAAGGTAAGGGGCTTGGGTAGCTTATAGGGCAGGACGAAGCCCTCCTCCACGCCGGCCGGTCTCGACCCCCGGATCACCTTCTCCATTGGCGTAAGATCGGACCATGCCTTCTTATAATTGCCAGCAGCATCCTTCTCAAACAACCCCACAATCCATCTTATTAACCTAGCCGCATGTTGCATGGACTCGATCTGAGATTTTACGCTATCAAAAGGCATCTTCTCTATATCGGCGTAATAGTTAAATGCCTTACTCATGTCCTCATAAGAAGGTCTGCATCCGTTCTTGAAGAAATACTCCATCGTCTGGTGGATAACCGTACCATATGACGTAGCCTCATGCTTCTCCGTGGATCTGTGACCCTCCACGTAAGTCTTATACCACTTATACGGACACTGGACAAACGTGTCTATCTGCGAGTAAGAAGCGGCGAGAACCTTCTCTCCATTTATTATCTTACACAAGAGATGTGTCTCCGGGATAGTCATCATCGAATATATTTAAATCAAGTGATGTTTCGTATAAATCATATGCTATATTTTGAAGGTGATGGAATCCTTTGATATCAATTTTAACAACTGTGTTACCCCATAAACGTGTGATACTTAAAACGTAATCTTTTGTTATTGTCATATCCCCTTTATTGCGGTAATCATGATTATCATAATCGTTAAATCCAATCCAATCCAATATCCTCTCATTCAAGCTTATTGGATAAACATCACATTCGGAAGTATACCACTTTATTGTGCCATTATCAATTCTGCGTTCGAGAATCAAACTCCCTTTGTCCTTATGCATACCGGTAATACATCCTATCCTCCATATATTACCATCCTTATCTTTCACAATATTGCCTATTCTTAACTCCTTAACTGAAATCATATTCTTCCTCCTCTTTATAATCGTCATCGCAATCATCAACAAGAGGGGTCTCTAACCCCTCTTCCCAATCATCATATCCGAAATCCATTATTTACCCTTAACCCAATCATACAACATATCCACAAAAATCCCTACAGTTAGTTCATCGACAGATTTATCGCCAAAGACATCATCCGGTATCCTTATATCCATCTTTTCTTCAATCCCCATCAATACCTCTAATAAATCAAATGGATCCATAGCTAGATCAGATGACAAATTACTTTCTTCTCTTACATCGTCAATTACCTCTATATTATTAATGTAATTGAACTCATGCATTTTCTCGAATATCTCTTTCCTCGCTATCTTCAATATTTCATCTCTTTTCATAATCCTCTAAATAATCATCCAACATATTTATAAGCTCTCCTACCGTCAATTCGTGATAAGGCTTGACACCAAGTGCCTCATCGGGTATACATTTACCCGTTTTCTTTTCCACTTCCATTATGACTTCTACAAAATCAAGGGAATCCATAGCCATATCCGTATCCAGCTTATCCTCGTTCATTATCTGAGCGGCATGATCAAGACCATTAAATTCACCCATCTTCTCGGATATCGCCTCCTTGACTACTTTTTCAACTTCTTTTCTTTCCATACTAAATCGACATTTTCAATCTTCTACCTAATTCTTTTTTTATATCCGATATCCTTTCGATATCCATCTTAACATCGCCCGTGATGGCGTATTCCTTATCCATTCTCTTGGGGGGATCCGGAAGCCGGCTTATGGCGAACAACCATGCCAGCTCCTTGTTCTTGTTCTCCCTAAGATACAAGTCAGACGTCATGCCATACATTTTTATGATCGTATCGAATAACGTTGATTCCGATAAACTCATATGCACGCTATACACATTTGATGGTTTCCAGATCAAGTTATCCAATCTCATCGTATACTCACGTTTAAGATCTATGTGGGATATTACGGCTCTTACTATAGGTTCTTCCTTGAAGTTGGTATTAGCCACGAACCATACGAGCCTTTTCTCTACCTCCTTGATAGCTCCTGTATCCTTCCCCATATCATTATATACCCCAATGATACGGTCCCGGATCCCCTCGACCTCCGGGGTCAGGCCTGGCGTCTCTATCAGCATCAGCAACGACCCTCCCCTTGGTGTTATCTTCCACTTTCCGTTCTTTTGAGGCTCGATATAACCAGACGCCTTATAGCTGTCTATTTTCTCTTTTGGAATGACATCAGCCATCTCCTCTTTTTGCCGGATCATCAAGAGATACCCAATATCGGATATTGTCAACCCGGATGTCATCATTTGTTCAAAATTGATATACATGACTTATTTTTTTTAAATGTTAAAAAATAATCTTATTCTCCATATCATCCCGTCGGCAATGCCATCATGACGATTCTTCTCATAAAACATTATCAATCTTTTCAATATACGTAACCTCTTGCCCCTCATTTCCGACGGGAACCATGCGTCTCCCGGACTTTTCCCGCATGGTCTGAAAAGGTCAAGCTCCGGTATCATCTCTATCGCCGATACCCGGCATTCAACCCCGTGCATTATCCCGGCCGATTTTATGGCCAAGCACATGAAATCCTCCTTCTCATCTCTTATGAGATCATATGCGTCCCTCAACACGTTAAGGCCGTCTGCTCTCGATAATCTCTTTTCCTTTTTCATACTGTTTAACTGTATAAGATTCATTAGCCATACCAACCCTACCAACTGATATAGATTGATTTATAGATTGGTTAAGATGCCCTATAACCGACATCTTAGCTCTAACCGTATTGGCGCATCTTAAAAGAACTCTGTAATCCTCCAACGCCCTCTCGTACCTTACGTCCACCCTAGCCCTTTTGTCGGCGTCAGTCATGCTCTTACATGTTCCATCCTCCCTCAGGCTTATAGCGATCTTGTCCCGTATGATCCTGATGTCATCCTCGGCTATTACCAGTTCGGCGTCAAGAACGCCCTTGTAAGAGCTAAGAAGATCCTCCACCGCCACAACTTCCCTTTTTAGGTTCTCCAATTCCAATATCATTGAGTTGTCATTTATCCTTTTATACTCCTGTACTTTATTGGATACCTCATCACAGATACTCATGATCTCCTTTTCCCGTTCCCGGTTTATGATATATCTGATGCTGTATTTAGCCATTTCCTTCAACGAGGATATAATCTCCTTTATCCCCATCTTGTCCTCAACCGACAATATGGTCTTCAAGAACATTTCCAGCACCTTTATCACTACAAGCAGGTAATTATGTCTCAATCTCATGTCAATAAGGTGTTTCGTCATGTACTATATTGAAATCATCACTAGGCGGTATATATTGTTGCTCCAACGGGATACTGGGAGGCGGGGGCGGCAGCGTCACCACGGTCGTGTCCGGCTTGCCGCTACCCACGGGGGCATCCGAGCCTCCCGGTCTTTCTTGGCGCACCACCCCTCCATCAGGATAATATCGCTCATATCCTTTCATGATATCTACATGTATCGCATCAATCTCCTCTAATGACCGTTGACGGATCTTTACGATATGATGGAATAATAATCCATCCACACGGAAAGATCGCCTTGATTCACTTTTAAAACGTTCCAGATTAGGATACCATCCTTGCGGGAATTGCATGTATGAGGAGTACCCGTATCTCTTCGGGATATTTAACGCTACCATAGCCGTACATAACTGTCCCAATGTATCTGATTGATAAAAATCAGATTGCTTTGGCATATGATCTTTTGGGTCCCGTCGTCCTTCGATATCACGATTGAGTTGGGATATTATAAGAAAGAAAATATTAGGAAAAGTTCTTTTAGCGATATTACACATGGTTATCAACGAGTCGATATTTCTTTTGGCGTCTCCTGAACCTTGTACTAGAGCCGTATGATCTATAGACACGAATACCATTTTCTTATCCTTGTTTATTGGCATATACTCATTCCATAGAAAGTTTTGAAGCTCATCTACGGTTGATGGTTTAGGGATGTATGTTATTCTGCTAGAGTTCTCTTCCTTGAGGCATCTCTGCATTTCTTTTACCTCATCTTCTGACATCTCGTTAAGGAGTATATCTTGTATGTTTTTCCCCATTTTTTTTGATAGTGAACGTAACATCAAATCTTCTGGGTTCATCTCAAACTCACATCTTAACCATACATAATCATCTGCCTGTGGATTGATATTGACATTCATCACATTGCTCATGATCTCCTGCGCCAAATAAGACTTGCCGACTCCGGGTCTAGCTCCTATGGCTACCGCATGCTGGGGGTAAAACCCCCCCAGCAAAGCCTTGTCCAGATAAGGATATCCGGTATGAGCCGGCAGAAGTTCCCCCGACTGATACTTTCTTATTCTCTCATAGGCATCCATGATGATCTCCTTGGATGACCTCCATATCCTATCCTCACTCATCCTCTTGCGTTTCTATCGCCAGCCGTATCGGATTTAGATCCTCTGTTAGCTGATCTTGATTTATATCTTAATCCCTTAGCCGTATGGCATAGGTCCTTCCCCTTCCGATAAGCCTTCCCCTTCAACTTATCGGTCTTGTAGTTCTTGCGACCCAATTCCCGTCTCTTGGCTTTCTGCTCAGGTCTGGCGTTGATTTTCTTGTCCGTCTCAGCCTTCTTCTTTCTGGCTTCCGGATGTGTTCTGTAATATTCAGTCGATCTCCCCATCCTCTTCGTCCTCCTCATCATAATCATAATTTTCTACGATAATATCCTCTCCATCCAGATACGAGGCTTTATCCCCGAGCCTATCTCTTATGCTCTCATAAGGATCATCTCCATCCTTTATTTCCCACACACATACGTGTGGACCTATTATATCGATTAGCATATTAGCTTTATCCTCGCTTATGCCTTTTTCTATCATCTTATCCCTACATTTGTAAAAACCACATGTCTTGTTAAACACTGATCCTCCTACATAAAACCCTGTCTGTTTGTGAATGAAAATTACTTTCATGTTCTGTCAATTTTTATTAATAATTATTTTTTGTAATCACCGTAACTCATGTCAGCGTCACACACCACCAAGTCAGTTACCTTATCCACTACATGGAATAGATGCTCCGGACATCCGTGGCATGCGCTACCTCCTATCGCTATCGCCTTATGCCTAGGGCAGTTATTCCCCCTCCCTCCATCATATATCTGTATCCGATTATCACTATATGCCTTGATATGTCTCATGATTTTAAGTAATGATGGCAAAGACATCTTGTAAGGGGATATATGCTCCTCCGGTATCATAAGCTCACCGGATAGTTCTTTGTAAAGATCATGTCTATCCTGTCCTGTTTTTATTAAGAATACGTTGATCTCGGTCATTACCATATCCATAGACCTAAGGAGATCCGGCTTGGCTAACCTACCTACAGGTTTACCCGTAGAATCGGATCTCATCCAAGCCCCACACTTCTCGCACCCAACTTGCTTTCCCTCCACCGTATTTATCATAGTGGATGGGGCCTTGCAATACGGGCATACGGATCCGTTTAACATAGCTTTCTGGGCTAAAGACAGTTCTTTCATACCTTTTCTTCTATCTCAACATTAAATAGATTGCAGAATCTATCAAAATTTCTGTTCTCTATTCTCATATCCTCCTCATACCTGTCAACTGATTTGATGAAATCATTATAACAGTCCTCGCACATCCATTGATTGATTACCGCTACATAATAGCCCACGGATGTAGGTCTGTTGCACATATCGCAAATACCTAAGCACCCATATCTGGTGAGCTTATCCATCATCTCCTGTCTTGTTATTTCAAGCACCTTGAATTTCTTGTAATTGTCAACTACCTTTGCCATTGTAAATTTGTTTAATAATAAAATAATCCGCTATATCCATTCCCTCATTTATATTGGGTTTTGATTCTAGAAAATTACTTATCTCTATATTCATCCCCCTCATATCCTTGTCTACCTTCTTTCTCCATTCGTTGAAAGCGTCGCCCTTATCCGGGTACAGGACTATCCGCCTCCTACCCAATGTCTCTATCATCTCCCTTTTCAGCATATGGATACCGCCACAGGACATAAACAACCTACTAGGGTACACGATGTTACAGATAACAGCCGTCTTCTCTGACTCTACTATATACACCGGAGCGTCATTGGGATAGAAGTTGATAAGAAACTCCCCGAACAGGCATTGCCTAAGCAGGTAATCCTGACCGTCCAGTATATGCACCCAACATACATGATCCATGGGAACCTTTACCCTCTTCCCGTCAGGTCCGTAGTCCATTATCTTTCCGGTCCGCACTACCCAATTCTTATCCAGTTGCCAGAACACACAGCACTTACCCCAGTCCCCGAATCTCATCATCCCCACCTTATACAAGCTAAATGCCCTATTGGTATGATATGATCCGAAGATATTGGATAGATAATCCTGAAGATCGGATGTCTCGAAAGGATTAAGCGTCTCAAACATCTTGCTTACCGGAATGCAGTTGGCTATATCCGGATCCATAGGAGGTCTGTACCTCCTTAATACTTTGTTTGAATCGGTAAAAAGATCATTGTTCCCAAGTTCGCTCCCTGTTGGATATTTAAAGTAACCACATTTATTTTTATGATCACACACCCCAAACTGCTCTCCAACGATCTGACCGGTGGTTACGTCCACGTACGGCGTAAAACACTTATCCTTGCCGCATTGCGGGCACGTCAGCTTCCTCCTTGGTTTGCTATGATCCAGCTCATACCGATGAACGCTCTTATTGAACTCCCTAAATTCCATCATCCTCTCCTCTCATTCATGACTCTATATATATAGTCCCTCAGTGGTTCTTTTCTTATCAACTTATTAACGTCAAACTCGCCTTCTATGTCCAAGGATCCGACTCTTGATGTAACCGTATAATTAGTTTTCTCGAACTTATACTTTCCTTGAAGATATACTACGGTAGCCATATTCAATATAGGGTTGTCAGTCTGTCTCTTCAACTTATATTGGCTGGTCTTTGCGGTAGGATCACCCGGAGCGAAGTTATATATCTCCTCTATCTCCAATATCTTTCCGTAATTTTCCAGTATCATTCTTCTATATAACTCAAGCTGGAAAGCGTACTCGTCATAGAAATTGCCTTTCCTGTTTGATTTGAAGTCCAATATAGCGAATATCCTCCTGCATCTCTTTATCTTCTTTTTCTCCGTCTTAGGCTGACCTTTCTTGGCTCCCGTCTTATAGAACTCTCCTGTCTCGACCTCTATCTCCACCATCTCCGGCTCGCTATCCATCTCCACCACTGCGTCCACCGAAGAAGCTACTTTCAATCTCCTTGACCTCAACATCTTCTCGATCAATACAGGTTTTACATGTCTTTCCTTGCAGAATATGGCAAATGATATTAGATCCTCTATCAACTCATCAATGTTATCCACTAATATCCGCTCCATCCTATACTTGTCTATTCTTAGCTTGGCTTCCTTGACCACCTTCCTGATCCATGTCGGGATCAGCTTTATGTTAACCCCGGTCAGATACAACCCAAATAGATAATGCATGATAGTACCCAGATCAGCCCTGTAGTTAGCGTACTCATCAGGATCCTTACCCTTGAGCCTCATCTCATTCTTCCACTTCTCCAAGGCTCCGGACGTATCACAATACCCATTGGCGATATTGTTAGTGGCTCCATCGTATATGATAGGATACCCATCAACATCCATCTCATAATACACACGTTTGCCGGCGACAGTCATTCTATATAACACAGGTGTCGGGATATCCTTTATCCATTCAGCGGCATAATACTGTTGCTCTGTCTCCAGATCATACTCAACCTCCATCTCCTCATTAGGCTCGTTTTTAGGCTCTTCAACAGGCTTTTCCTCCTCGACCATATCTTTCTTCGGGACCGTTGATAAAACGTCTAATATGCCAAAGAAAGCGGTAAATTTAGGATCTGTATGATATGATCTTAATACTGGTAATGATGATCGCCAATAATATGACGACGCATTCTCGTCCTTTATCTTGCCTAAAATCTTGCCTAAAGCCGAACATCCTATCTCTCCATCATCCGCAATAGCCACATTGTGTCTCTCGGATAAACGAACTTTCATCTCATCAAACGATTCTTGATCGCTTATGACTTCTATGATCGTCCCATAACTATATACTGTGTCACTTATAGCCTTATATCCTAGGTCTAAAAGTAATCTTTGTTTTCTTCTATCCATGATAATAATCTGGTTTTTAATTTACCATCCTCCTCGACTTTAGGTGCGAGATCCCTCATCCTTCTGGCTGCCAACAGCCATACGTTGCCAAACTCGTCCAAGAGCCGGCTGAAATCCATCGTATCTAATAGATAATCGAATCTTGTATGCTCATCAGCCGTCAAGTAGATAATGTTATCATTATCCTCGGCAACTGATTTATATTTCCGTTTAGGGTATAAGTGGCATATGTTGCTTACCCCCGGGCATGGTATGTATGCGCCGGTAGCAGATCTCCTTGTCATACTCAATCTAGCCACATGGGCGCCAAAGAAAACGGCTAGGCTCTTCCCCTTTGGCTTGGCCTTCACCCGTATCGCCGCCCTTCCCTTTGGCGGTAGTTCCCTAGCCCGGCACGCAGGGCACAACCCCTTGCTCCTTATGGCTACTATCCTGCCGCATCTCTCACACGGTAACATCCTACCTCTCATGCCTTTTTCTTTTTATAACTTTTGTTGAACTCCATAAGGCTCATAGCCCTATACCTCTTAAGCCTATTAATCTTACCCTCAGTCCAATCTTGATCCTTGAAGTTGATGATCGTATCGAATATCTGAGCTAGTTCCCGGATATTAAAACTCCTGTTTTGTATCTTCTTATAGAACCCCGATCTGCTATATCCTAATTTAGAAGCTAGATAAGTTTTGTTAGACAATGTGAGGATACGATAAATCGTACCCTCCATTTTACTTATCTCCATCAACTTCTCGGCTATGGACGACGTGGTTTCGTAGCTAGCTTTACTGCCTACTATCCTCATTTTTCTCCGGATTCCTGATCTTACCATCAAACTCGTAGAAGTCCATTAGCTTCTTCTCCTCCTTGATACAGGTAACGATAAAGTCTGATATAGTACCCTTCATGCCCTCCTCGAAGTTCTTCTTGGCATGATCAAGGTCATTGGCCCGAACGATGTAGTTAAACGCCTTGCGTTTCTCATTGCTCGATTTCTCGTCTATCGTAATATAATCAGCCGTGACCTTATAGAACCGGTCTCCATCCATGGCAAACAATTCCGCTATCCTGAATCGTTTGATATCAACGCTAAACTCACCGGAGATGAATGGCTCCATCTCCTCTATGATCCTAGCCTCACATTCGGTATAAGAAAAGGCATCTACTAAATACTCTTCCTTTACCTTCTTCTTCATGCCGTTCTCGGCATCGGTCTCGTAAGAAACCGTACATTTAAACCAATTGTGCATTTTAATCTATATTATTGTTAAACAAAGGATAATCTTTTATTCCTTCACGAATATATCTCTCCGTATCATCATCCACATCATAAGCCTTCTTGAAAAATATCATAGCCTTGTCCGTGTCGTGATCCACCAACGGAAGATATTCCTTTACGAAAAGAACTTTAAGATGATTCATGTGATCAATCTTGCGCCTTACATCAATTACTTTTGGCCATATCTCGGCACGGATTTCACCCATCTTTTTTACATTCTCTTTGTATTCGTTTACCTGATCTTTATACTCCTCCTCGATCTCGTTGTTCTTATCCTTGACAGACTTATAAGCTTCCTTATCTTTCGTGTCAAACATCGGAACATGCCTGATATTGATTATATCCAATCTACTGCATAGCTCCTCATTGGATACGGTGAAATCATATCTAGTCCTGTATAGATCAAATTCACTTAATAACTTAGCTATCTTAATAGCATCATTCTGATCAAGAACGGCTATATTCAAGCCCTCCAAATAGTAGAAGAAATGAGATGGAGAAATAGATTTATATCCATACGTCTTCATGACTGGAGGCTCATCTATAAACCTGACACCTTCCTCCGCACATCTTGTTACGATCAATTTCTCTACCTGCTCATCAGTAAGATCATATATCTCCTGATCGGTCATCTTATCAATTGTCTTCATCATCCTCATCCTCCGACATCATTATAGCCTTTGTAAACTTTTGTTTATAGACCTCACTCATAAGACAGGCAAAAGTCCTATCATTCATACTAGCCATAGTATTGGCCTCTACCATAAGATTCATCTCGATGTTCTTTACCGAGATTTCATAGTTATCATCATCTTCTTTATAGAAGACAACTTTACCACCATACTCGAAACCATCATCCTCGGCCTTAACCATATCGATGATCTTCTCTAACTCCTTTACAAATTTACCCTTTTTCATATGTGTAATTTTTATGTGTCTACAAAAGTAGACATTTTGTTTTTGAATTAAATTAAATAAACATTATTAATAGTTAATACGCTTAGGCGATTATATACCATTTTACACTAAAATCGTAAAATGGTATATAATCGCCTTATCCTCCATATATCTTAAGCCCTTTTATGTTGTATTTACTTATGGTAATTATATACTACTTTGCACTATTTCTAAAACAATAAAAGGACACATGATTATGTATCCTTTTATTATTCAATCGTTTTTCTCATTTTTCTTTCCCTTTCCTTCTTTTTTAACGCTCCAAGAAAGAGTTTTCCGAAAAAGAGGATCACGGGGATCTGTTTTCGGATTATAGCCGAATATGTTATCAGCTATTCTTTTCATCTCCTTCTCGATTTCTAAAGAATTACATTTCCAAGTATGTTTTATATCTTCTAGGTCTTTCTTTTTTTTCATGCCGCTACGTTTTTTAACTGTGAATACCTTAATCGGTGTCCGATATTCTGCAAAAGTACGTCGAATCTTTCACATTCGGAAAGATGTTTGGTATTATACCTAAAAGCTGATGAGTCCACGTATCTTTGCAGATGTTTCCTAGACACCCAATGATGGACACCCTTCAATGTTCTTTTTAGGTGTCCCCAGAATCCTTCGATCGTATTAGTATGTCTATCCCCAATGACGTAAGCGCCTTTCTTATGATAGACAACACCGTGATCGTATAAGTTCTTATCCAAATCCTTGTAGGCATACCATTCATCAGAGAAGATGGTAGACCCCGGACATACAACATCATTGATGATCGGGATCAAGGTTCCGGCTTTCGTATCGCTAACAACCTTAGCTATAACAAAGCCTTCTCGTTGCAGCATACCAAATACCGGGACCTTGTCCTTACAACTCCTGCCTCTTGCGTTTCTTACCTTCTTACTACTATGCCTATTCTTATTCAATCCCCCTATATAAGTCTCATCTACCTCAACCTCTCCGTTTAGACATTGGCTGGCATCTATATTGAAACAATTTTGGATACGTTGCAACATAAACCAAGCCGTCTTTTGTGTTACGTTAATGAACTTAGCCAACTGAACGGAAGAGACACCCTTCTTAGCGTTTATGACGATATAGCAAGCCAACATCCATTTCCTCAACGACACTTTCGTGTTCTCGAAGATCGTGTTTGTCCGGACGTTGAAATACTTCCCCGTATTCTTGCACTTGTATCGGTTTCCTTTGCATTTATAAACCTTTGAGTCTGGATCGTACGGAGACACGACATGATCGCCCCATCTCTGCCTCTCCAAAAAATCAATACATGATTGCTCGGTAGGGAAGAACTTCACTAACTCATCAATAGATTTAAAATGATTCATCTCAAACATAACACTCTGATTTTTACCCTATAAAGATAATAAATTCGTTCCAAACCAGCAATCAAACCACAATCCAATACAATCATATTAAAATTGTTTTAGTTTTAATTAGGATTGTTTAGAAATAAGATTGCTATATTTGAAAATAAACTTTAAAATCTAATGTTATGGAAAACAAAGAAACATTTGAATCTGTGCCTTTTATCTGTAAAATCTTGGAATTTAATAAAAAAGTTCCTATTTGTTCAGAAGAAAATATTCCTTCTGAATTTTTGGCTGAAATAAAAGCATATCATCTACATAATAATATTATTAGAGTTAATATAGTATCTTCAATCTCTCCGTATGACTCAATTTGCGATCAAAATTTTAATAAAAAAGTTATTTATAAGTCTGAGACACAATATTGTATACAATTCTTGATCGATAAAGCAAGCGAAAATTATATTAAGAATATGCTAGTAGAATTAATCTATCGACATTTTATTCATGATATTGAATATATACATAGTATGTATACAGTACCTTACGAAAATATGTTTTTACCCTCTATACATGCATTGTATTTTAATATAAAAAATGAAGAAATTTTAGAAAATTATTCGTTGAAATTTTCAGTTAATATCCCTATCATTTTTAATGCGAATTGACCAATGTGTTACGGGTGCATCTACGGAAAGTTCATCAACGATTTTGACTAACTCATCATGCTCATCTTTGGTTAGACACGGTTTAAATGCTAGGTAGTCAAGTCTTTTAATTAATTCTTCTTTTTTCATATTTGTAATTTTTTAAAAGTTAATAAATATAATAAAACAAAAGCGGGACTAGCCTAAATCTAATCCCGCTTATCTTTTAATTTTACTGTTTAGTCTACTCATCCATTATTCTGAATAGCTCAAATGAGTAAGTATCCTCATGTGTTAAGCCATGTCCAGCGTCCCAGATCCCGTGATGTGTTAGGATCATATAAGATTTTCCTTTCATTTCCACGGTCCACTCTGAGTATATTGCATTATCAAACTCCTTATCAAAAACTATACTCATCGTATTTGGATCAAATTCATATGTGAATCCATCTACGCTAACAGTATTGTTTCTTCTATCAGTTGTTTTTTCATACCCAGTCCCGTCTTCAAAGAACGCATACACCATTTGTTCTTTGCCTGCTTCTCGAAGCCACATTCCTACGATAGAGGTATTATTACCAGCTACATTTTCGACACTAAAACGATCGTCATCGTGGCAAGAAATAAGTAGGAAACATGATATCGCTAATAAGTATATGATACGTTTCATGATTACTCTCCTTTTGATATTACGCAAAATAGTATTACGATAGATTTATTTTTACAACATTAATATTTACAATTAGAACTCAATACCTATCTTGAAATTAAATCCGTCTATACTCTTACTAGAAGAATGCCCTCTAAAAGAATATCTCCTAGCTTGTGACCCATAACCTAGGGAAAAATTAACAGCTGATTGTTTTCCAAGCATATATTTTACACCGACAAAGGGATTACAGTAAAAACCATTTCCACCATAATCGCTAGTGACATCAATGGCATAACCAATCCTTAATCCTATAAAAGGAACTATCTGCCCATTGGTAAAGTTCCCTCGTAAATCTGCGAAAACGGGAATTAACGCTGATTCACTATCAGTGAAATATGATACTCCTGTTCCCGCACCGAAGAAGAAATACGGATTTAATTGGTATCCGTGAGATGTGGTAAATTGGATACATCCATCATCCCCCGTAGTATATCCCAAATCCAAAAATCCTCGATACCCTTTAATATCATAAGTCCTCTTAGGACCTAATATTTTCTTAAACGAATAAGATGTATCCTCTTCTTTCCCTAATTTTTCTATCTCATCCATTTGATAGACAAAGATACTTTCGTCTCTGGTCTGTACTTTTATGGATTTGTTTGGTACTTGCTCTATGATAAGACCTCTGATTACACTACCGTTCTTTAGATAAACAACATCTTGTGTTCTCCCCTGTGAATAGGAGTAGGAAACAACTAAAAATAAAAAGGCTATCGCATATAGTATTTTTCTCATCTTACCTTGGTGAATTTAGTTTGTGAATTATATTCTTCTGTGTTAATATATATTTCCGTAGATGATATTTTGGATATCTCTACAAAAATCTTGTTCTCAACCCCCATCTGGGTTATGCTTAATACGACTTTGTAATTATTATTACCTCGTAGTTCCTCATACAATTTTACATCTCCTAAGGGTGGATTGGATTGATTGTAAAATGCGGCACTTTCTTGGGCATGCTTAACGAAATTCATAGAAGCGCCATCTAATCCATATATTACATTGTCTTTAGTACATTGAAATGTTAACATCCCTAGTCCATCACCATTTTTCCATGTACCTATCAACCAATCCGGTGGAGAGAGTTTAAACTCTGTTTGCGAAGTGTTTTTATCTCCATTTTCCCAATCCTCATTTCCATCATCTCCGCATGATGAAAATATAAGCATTATGTACATCAATAAGAAATACATAAATCTCACTTTTGTTACCATAAATCTATTGCTTTTATCCTCCCTGTCCCCTTCGTTCGGTGGTTTCTAAATAAAAGAAGCGTGGGGACTATTGGATGTTACCGTATTTGAGGCTCTGGACTGCCCACCACTCGATAACAAACAACAGCCCCACGCCTTATGATTGTGTATAGTTTGCCCCTAGAGGTATAAATATAACAACATAGGCGTAGGAGGCATCTTTGTCTATTATCCCGAGTGGTTGAAATTGTCCAGATTTCAAATACGAGATAATATCTTAACGCTTCTACGTCTTTATTCTAATACGTGGGGCAAAGATACTATATTATGAAACTTAATCAGATCGAGTAAAATATAACTAATGTTAATTGTAGATATAAGAATCTGGGACACAATCATTCAAAATATATGTTTTGACTATATTTGTGATAAATATTATAAAAAGCTCTTAGGTATCTTGAATTAAAAAAACTGACTGAAAATCAGTCGGCAGCTGGTCGTGAATCAGCGTTGTTTAATGCTATAATCTTAAAAATTATGGCTAAAACAAAAAAGGGAAAAAAGATTGTATCTGTGCATCCTTACCCACGTACAAAGAGCGATGGTAGTATAACCGTCGTTAAAGGACACAGACGATCTACACCTTGCAAGTGTAAACATAAAAGGTGATTCCCGCCGGGAGGAATATCCTCCCGGTTTTTCAATCCAGATACCTAAAGAGCTTTTACCTAACAAAGATAATATTTATATAGTTTATGGTTGTTGGTAGGGAGTGGTGTAAACTGGTATATAATTACCTACGTAAATATTCAATATCCACAGACTTATCGCTATTCTTTATGTGATACATACCATTTTCCACCGGATACATAGGAGCACCATAATGATTACAACAATGTAATGGTATAAACTTCGCCAATTCTGGAACATACTTCGCAATCTCATCGTGGCAGCAGCCTCCCATATACTCCTTATATCGTCCATATTTGTTTTTTTGTCTGATATCGGCCGTTATGCTCCAGTCACACATATTGTTATGACAATCATCATCTAAAGATACTGTGGCTGTTATTCTATATTCTTCCTCGTTTTCTGTAAAGAATTTTGTACTTGAATAAAATAGTCTGTTTGTAGTTTCCATATTATTTTAGTTTAATTATTACACCTGTGAAAAATAAAATCTACGCATTCCCCCGGTGTATTATTAGCGTTATTGTACCAATAAAAACCTTCTGTTTTCCAGTCTACACTTACGGGATCTGCTTTTACTCGTTTCAAGAAATTCCTTATTTCTTGTTCTTCATTATCTAACAAACCGGTATAATCATCATTTATCAGAGCATGAGCCCAATAAACCGGAAGCCTGTATCTTATTACCTCTATATTCATAATCTCATCAATTTACAAATTATCAATACTAAAAAAACTCCAACAATCTATTACAATAAACTCTCCTACTCCATATTCCACAAGTGACTTAAGTGATTCTATCCCATTACAGTAATAGAAAACATTATCATTATCATCATCATTGATGCTTAATGATAATTTTATTGTCGTTCTTTGATCATCCCCTGTGTCTTTCCATACGATCTGACATTCTACGTATTCAGGTTCTTTCCCATTCTTTTTAACGAACTTGAAAAACATAGAATCAATATCTTTCTTGACTCTATCTACATCCGTTATCACTACCTCTTCCTTGCAATCCCCACAATTAGCATGCATAAAAGATTCATCAAGATAATCTATTATTTTCCCGGTGTTTGGATTTACGATCGCTTCACAAGCAATATTTGTTCCGCCACACCTTGTACATATCACTTTCATGCTATTTCATTTAATGGTTCAACATACACATCCCCATTCTCATAATAGAGTCGATCTTCATACTGATTATGATGAAGCTCCTCACGTATCGCATCTTCATTATCAGCCCAATACTCGTACTCCTCATGCCATGACTTGAAGAAGTTATCATAACATTGTCTCATCAGATCCTCTAAAGAAAAATCCTCCGGATAAGTACACCATGCATTGTAATAATCAATTATAGGTTTCAGGAGATAATAATCATAACACATCCCTGTCAATGGGTAATTATCTCCATAGTCAAACATCACCCTACTATACTTGTGCCTGTATTTGTATTTCCCATCAATATATTTACCTGACGTGGAGAAATACTTGCCCTTGATAATATATGGCATAATATTGTTGTTGATATATCTGAACAGTAATTTACCGCATAGATTCTCAGGGAATATATCACGATGATAATCTGTAGGGTGTTCATAAATAGGATCCTTGTATTTAAACTCATAACTAAAATCATATCTCTCGTATCCAACTTCCCAATTATAAACCCTAGTATCTGTCATATCCTCAAAGGCTTTCATTGACTTTTTATAGTCTATGCCATAAGCATCCATACATTGCTCCATTACATTCCAGCGCTCACGCTCTATGATCCTTTCTTGTGAGTCTTTTGACAGCTCATCAAACTCATACAGTTTTAATACAATCTTTTTCATAATCCCTCCTTTTTTAATATAATTAGATCCCTAACGTCAATCGAATGACATACGTACCTCCTTATGTTCACGCTTAGGGATGATCGTGGCTATTCTCACGAACCACCACAATCCAGATTCAGATATCATTCATCCTTTATCTTTACGAATGGGTTTTCTACATAAAACTCCACTACATCCTTAGATTTTATAGATGTCACTATACCGGTGGTATCCACAAATCCATCTGTTTCATCCATTGTCAAATCTTCTATTTTATCTCCCGGCAGAAAACAAAGATTATAGTCTTGATCAATATACATAATCATCTTTAACCTAACCATGTCATCAATGATGCCTTTCATTCTCTCCACGACATCCAATTGATCATTACTAAGCATTAATCTACTTTTTGATGATTCCACTAACCTTATGTCTCCATTCCTGTCAACTACAGTTAAGTCATTGAATTTATACACATCTTCACGTGTTCTGTAATATGTTTCCTTACAATAAATTTTTCCTTTATCATCTATTTCAACATCAAAATATTCCAACTTATCCTTGACAGCTCTTCCGTTTTTGTATTTCCACACATCACCTATTGGAATGAACCCATATAATGACTCAAAAACATCATATATTGATAGTCTTGTCTTAGGAATGCTCTCGCCCTTTTTAAAACATTCTTCGGACGAATAAAATAATTTCCCATCTAATGTCTTCTCAGTCCTACATCCTCCCCATGTTCCTACATATCTAACTACTCCATATGTAAAACTGATCAAGATCTTATCAATCTCAAACCACTTTAATCTTCCTGACATATCGTCAAAAAGATATCCACTCTCTAGATAAACCGATAAACATTCTCTAATTTCCATAACAATTTATTTTTTTTAATTAAACAACATCATTTGCCTTGATCACTATCCGTATCAATATTATGAACAAGCTCATATAGATCATAATCACTACACTCTGCTAAACATAAAGAGAAGACGTTCCTGTCGTTAATCAGGAAATAGCTATCTTCTAATATGAAGATAGATCTTCCTACCTCTAAAAAACAGTCCCATAACTCATTGCCTCTTTTATTGCCAAACACTTTCTGAAAAGTATGACGATCTGCCTTATTCTCGAATTTACGCATCCGTCTAATCCACTCATATCCGTGCCTCACTAAATCCAAGCCGCCGGCTTCATCGAAGCTCCCGTTTTTATCAATCCATTTATTTACATCTATCAACATACTCCCTTATAATATTACATTAAACAACTCGTTTAACCTATCTATCTCACTTAGGTATTCATCTTCTTTATCAAATCTAATTTGCGTCCCTCCCTCCAATCCAAAGGACAGGGTAAAGGATATGACCCAGCCCGATCCGTCCACGGCCTGCTCCTTGGGAACCCAAGACATCACCGCTTTCTTGGATATCCACCATCTCCCTATCTGAACGAAATCAGGATAGTTGTCCATTAAATACACCATCTGACTAACCATCTTATTAACATCATCAAAAGGCACTATATGATACTTGTTTCTTATCCTGACCTTCAAGAAGGGGTTATCCATATTATATGCCGCAAATGCTGATATCACGGAACTAGGATATCTAACTCCTTTTATTATCACCCATTTCATATATCACCCCCTCTTTATATAACATAAATTCATTGGATAAAATTTATCCGCGCTCTCTTTCCCGTCTCCTCGAAAGTTAGCCAGCCCGCATGTCAGGATGCTCACAAGGTTATCCACCACCTCCAACTCGCTCGATTTGAACCACGCCAACTGGCTGTAAGTTTCACCTATCCATATTATACTCATTCTCCCGTCCCGACTGACCTCCTTCACCAGCCCTATATGGTTTTTAGTGTCCTTAATCACATTTAATTCGTCAATATTTGTAAGCCGAACAAAATCCATCGGCCGTATCACTTTATTCTCGTCCATGTCTTTATCCTCCTATATTCTTTTTATTCTCTCAATTTACGCTTAACCTCTTTAACATATTTAGTAGAATGTAGTCCCCTATGCAATCTTATAGCCCGATCTATATCCTTGTTCGGATTATGATGAGATTGATATATCTCGAACATTTCCCTAGCCTTGATAGGATTTGTTCTATCATCGTATCTATACCGCTTTTTCTCCCGTTTAAGACACAATATCCTATTAACCTCATCTACATACACCTTTTTCATCTGCCACCTCCCTAACGCCCCTGAAGTGGCGTTGTGCGCCCGATCGTCATTCCTTGACTCCACGAAAGACAGGGCGGCCGCCAGCTTATCCCATACCCGTGCCTCGACCACGGCCGGCTTCGGGGCGAGGGGCATGCCTCCGTTTCCTTTTGGCGGTGTTAATATTATCATCGCCATCACAAGTAAGTATCTTATCACGTTCCCTTGTTTTTATAAAACTCCTCCCCGAATTTCACATTATCCACATAATCTTCCATGCACTCATGAACAATTATATGAATATCACCCTCCGTGTATGTCACCTCGGACATCAACCTCTCATTGGTCATCCACCAAGAATAACTATCAATATGCCGTATCTCAAATCCATGATCATGCAACGCATACATAACATTATATCTTAAATCCCTGTCCATCATCATACACTCGTACACGATATAGCCATTGATACTTTCATGAGACCTACCGAACGTATAAACGTACCTACCCATCAACTTATACAACTCCCTTGCCACAGGATTCGGGATCGCCTCATCCATATCAAAATCCCCATCTGGATCAATAACCCACTCTACATCCCGCTCATCAATACAAGCCCTAGGCATTCCTATTGTCCGTACATAAAGACGTGATCGGTGATCCTTGCTTAACACCGTCCCGATATACTTTTCCCCTTTGGCATATCCTATATTATGGTTGCCGGTTATATTAAATACAATTTCAGCTCCTATCTTAATTTCATCCATATTCAAGATGTTTGTATCATTTGTTATCTTTTTTATACAAAAAGAGGATATAATGGCATAATATTATGATATCAAGACACGAATGCGTTATCTATCATATTATCATACATATCCTCTATACAACGTCATTTATGGCATTATATCGTATATGATGCCGCAGGTCATAAATACATCTAATTAACCCTTTTTTAAGGGCTTATTGCCATTTAGGTAACTAGCTATGCCTAATATTTTCGAAATAAGGGCTTTTTTAGCCTCATACTCATCGTTTATCCCTATTATCGCATATCTGTATACCATCCCATCCTTCGACACCTCCACGCCCACGTATTTAGGCGCAACGGCATCCCTATGTAATACGATAAACGGGCTTTTGCCGTCTAGCTCATTTATCAACTGATTAAACTGTCGCCTCGTCATCTGATAGTGATATTATTTCCATGTTATAAATACGATCTCTCTTTACCCTTATCTTCTCGCATAGCTCATCGAAGCACTTATCTTCTTCTAACTTATCAACATAATATGATACACTTGATTTAGAGCTTCCTTGAAGATATATATTCCCTCTTATATTCTTTGAGAAAAAATTAGGCAAGACCATCTTTTGTCTCTTATCTTTATTATCCATGTAAGATATAACAACAACCCACAACTCTGGCTCCCGTTCTTTTACCGATAACATAAGATCGAGACTCGATTGACTATTGATATTTCTCCTGCCAGTTTCGTTATAACGTAGAATAATATAATCATCCGCGTTATCATCCTCAACCATCACGACTATAGGACGATTACCCTTCCCATTATCACATAATATTCTTGGCTCTTTCCCGTTGCGGAGATATACCTTATCGTAATCTCCGTTTTTGTATATCTCAAAATCAAACTCTATCACCATATCATTTCCTCCTATTGATATATTGTTGTGTACGACCTTCTTTTATTTTTTCGAAATAAAACTTATTTCCATATAACCGGGTGAAGCAGATGTTATATCCGAAATGCTCCGCACGTCTGATCTGCGCATATCCTCTACTAATATCCTTATCGTCAGCTAATGTAACAAAACAGTGCATTCCTACTTCTGTATTCAAAACCAAACTCTCCCAATCCTTTACTTCCATATCAAATTTCCTTAAATAATTTTTTGTTATAATTATTGTTATTGTACCATCCATCAATATCCTTATACTGCTTTGGATAAACCCCATAAGCCTTACACCAACTAGGCAACGGTCCGTTCAGCACGTCTAACGCCGTCTCAAGGTCGAACGTAGCTTCCTCCTTGATATGACACCCCGATCCACTTCCACGGCTCGGTATATAGGCTCTACTATATGCTACGCTCATCCCATATTCCCCACGACTCAGATACCCGATGTTAGGCGAATCAGGGAAGGCGTAATACAACATTATATAATCACCCTTACTCCAACTTCTATTATAAGTATCATCCTGCCACGCAAAAACCCTGCAACCGGCTTCTTTCAGTTCCGCTGCCGCTCTTTTTAAAACATTGTCCATATTATCTATATTTAATTAAGTTGTGCCAAGGCGCCGGGAACCGACCCCGGATCATATCCGTACACGTACGATCATGATATATCCTTCCGCCCCGCCAAGGTTTGGTTCAACATTAACAAACTTTCATATCCTCACACATCTTAAAAAAGACCTCTCTTATGATCTTCTTGTATAAGATGTATATCTCATCATCATCCTCATCAAACTCCACTCCCCATGAACGTAATAAATATCTAATATCACAATCCGCTATATGAATCCTGAATATAGACGGAACGCTCATTATGTAATCCTCAAAAGCCTTCTTAATTCCATCCCTTTTGATATGTTCTTTATACTCATTCTTAAACACATTAAGCATAAAAGACATATATTCCCTATCGTATTTAAACTGCTTACCATAATTATCTGTATCTATATGATCCAGTATATATATCTCTATAGCGTCTCTATCGTATTTTGACATACTCCTTCCTCCTCCTTTTGATATTTTATAACCTTTTTCTCCCCATACGCTTTCGCTAACTGGATAAGTTGACCGGTAAATACCTTGGTACGGTGTTTTACGATCTTATCCACCAACTCCGGGCATCTGGTTCTCCATCTATAATTAACCTCGCCCTTAGCTTTCTTCTTGTAATACCTGTAGAATGTTACGGCTACTACCACTTCTCCATTCTGCTCGAAAGCAACCAAATCGTAATTGTTGTAAACTATTTCATTCATGTTGTTGTTACCCATTTTATGTATCTAATCACTTCTTTAGGCAAAGACATTATATCCTTCACCCTTCTCCCTAAGTTGTACATACCTCCCTTATGAGGATAATAGTCCCCTACATACATCCCTATTCCTTGCGGATGCGACGGGTTTTCGTTACAAGTGAACATCGGATAAAATAAGATTCCTCTTGAATCTTTATTCCTGTCACTTACGCATACAATAGTATATCTATCAGCGACCTTCTCGCCGAAATCATATACCCTTACCTTTCTTTTTACCCCATCATTGTTCTCTATGATATTATTCATGATGTTATTTATATTAATTAATTTTCTTTCCATCAGCGGTATATGTGCCATACCATTCCCTATCCATATTTACCACCTCAATATGATGTATATGATAACAACCATTAGCTATTCTACCGCAATCGGCTATCACCATAGCTATATTCCTATACCCAGAATCAATGAAAACACGAGCCAACCTACACCCGTTAAATATAGATACCTTGATATCGTCTTTCTCTTTTATAATCCTTCTCATATCATATCCTCCTATCAAACTAATCTATCCTTTTACCATAATTAGTATATGACCCACACCATCCACGAGCCTCATTCGACACCCTAATATGATCAATGGGCTTATCCCCGACCATATTATTGGCGTACGATATTACATCCGACATACTTCTGAATCCGGAATCCTTAATGGATTTTATAAGCGTCCTATCATACCCGAATACCAATATCTTCACAATATCTCTTTCTTTCACAGTCCTTCTCGCTCTCATAATATTCTAGCCATAAAATAAACAAACATAAAATCCACCTTATCATAATCCACCCTATGACCGGTTATCTCGAATATAACCCTACGCTTTTCTATAGTCTGTATATTATCTAACTGAATAGCTATGTAAGGATATTTCATAACTTTCTCTCTATTGATATTATTCAAAATAGCGTTGACATCTTGTCTGCGAAAATACATATTTACCCCTATGTATGTGGCAACCAAAAGACATTCGTCTATTATCCCATCAGTATCGAATAACAATAACATATCATCCTTCTCGACAGTATATTCCATATCAAGAATCTTGATACGTTTGCTTCCGTCCTTCTTATCAGCTATAAGAATCTCTATTATATCCTTATCGGTCGTAAGGATATAATACGCCTCATCCTTTGTAATATTATCACGAAGGTAAGATAGCGCTTCATCCTGTAATCTTAGTAGTTCTATTTCGTCCATATTTATTTCTATTGTTGCCAAGGGAAAAGGGGCGGCGCTGGCGACAAGGCCTGTCCAGCCTCCCCGCAGCCGCCCGCATTCCCCTTGGTATCATTAACCACCTCAAATAATCTCATAATCGAATTTCACATTAACACTCTCATCAATGCTCAATTCTTTCTCCATCCCAAATACAATCTCCCTTACCGTATCAAAACCCAATAATTGATCTTCGGGATTATTCACAAACTCTCTCCGGTTATTCTTTCTAGGTTTTCGAGATGTAAGAATATATTCCGAACAACAGCCTCCCTCAAATGTCCTTACCCTAGAATACCATATATCACCAGTTCCGTACTCAACACATATATTCATGTTTATGATAGTATTATTCCACGCTTTTTCCGGGAAATGCTTGAATATCCTGCCAACCCATTCAGTGTCAATACTTATATACGGGGAATCCAGATCCGACGTACCTATGGCATCCGCATATAGGATAATCTCTTTCTTACCCTTAAATATTAAGGCTTTTACATTAATTCCCCTTTCCATTGATAGCCTCTAATTCTATATTATACATGTCAATCAGTTATTAAATGATTACATACTAACTCAGCCTCTATTCTATTGGTATATAATTTATATCCTTCTAAAGTGTCACGATCGCCTTTCAACCAGACACCAACCACATGATAATTTCCGTAGTAGTTATTCCCAGCTATATACCAGTATCTAGTATAGCCACAACACGACATATATCTATCGTATATGTCGTCAAAACGATTCACCTCCCGTTTCAATTTGTCATAATCAGGATTCAATACATCCATCGACATAAGAGCCTGATGCAATGACATCTTTTTATTTAAAAGTTCTTTTTGCAATTTTCTCATATCTTCATTTTTTAAGCTCGTCCCACGAGACAGGACGGCGCATGACCAGCGAAGGTATCGCCACGCAGATCAGCCGCCCGTTCCCCTTGGTATTATTCTGCCACCTCTAATTTCCCGTAATAAGGATAAAAACAACCGTCTCGATAAACCGAATATCTGAGCGTTTTATCCTTTGCTTCATAGATGGAAACACAACCGCTGTTATAAGCGTTGGATAGTTCTTTTGCTACAAATCCGCCTATTTGTTTATAGGGTTTAGGCGTATCCCTCAACGGCCTGCCTACATATATTTTTACTCTTTTGCACTTCTTGTCGCCTACGTATATATCCTTTCCGCTAAGCTCCATTAAATAAATGAATCTCATATCAACCGATTTTAAATCCAACATTCCTCTACCTCTATCTCCATACGATCCTCCCAATTACATAAATCAGGGTTCTCTCCTTCATAAAAGTAATAGTAAGCCCATACTTCAATATCGCCCACTTTTATGCATCCATCACTGCACCATTCCACAATATCGTCATTCCTGCATACGTTTGTCGGTTCAGCACCAAGCGACAATAGTTTGTTTATTATATTGTCACCGAACCTTTCTTTCGCTTCCTCTTTCGTCATATCACGATCAGATTTTTAATATTACACTACCGCCAAAGGAGAACAGGGAACGGGCGACCAGCGGGGCCGACCCCACGCCATCGCCGCCGCCCGTTTCCCTTGGTTCCCTCCGCATCACTCCCACACCAACAGACAATATCTACCACCAATAACACCCTACCCACCATCGCTCGCAACCGCTTTGCGTTTCCACTTAACGGTAAAGTATTACCCCTGTTTAGAAAGGAACCCTATTGATTGAAGATACTCCCATTGATTGAAGGGGTTTCCTTGGTTTCCTTTGTTTCCCTTTGTTTCCTTGGTTTTCTTTGGTTTCCCTTTGTTTCCTTGGTTTTCTTGGTTTCCCTTTGTTTCCTTGGTTTCTTTGGTTTCTTTGGTTTCTTTGTTTCCTTGGTTTCCCTTGTTTCCCTTGTTTCCTTGGTTTCCCTTGGTTTCCCTTGGTTTTCTTTGGTTTCTTTGTTTTCTTTGGTTTCCCTTGGTTTCCTTGGTTTCCCTTGGCTGGAGGTGCACCCTCCCGCAAAACAAACCAACCCCACCAACTCCCAGCATAAAACCCGAGACTTTCCTCCCGATTGTTCCACGTGGAACGCCCGTTCAGTCTAGGATATCGAGGTCTTTGTTCTTGATTGCCTTATATATCTGCTTTATGCAATGTATTGATAATAAAGCCAATAAAAGAACTATGATTAAGGGCAGGGCGTCGCCCGTAGCTATAACATACCGCCCCAACTCAAACGCCATGTACCCACAAAACAAAGTAAGTACGAAATATATAACTAATCCCATAAAATATACAATAAGTAACCACGATTTTAAAATTACACCCAAATAATATAATCAATTGAGTATCAATAACATAATATACATCAATCCCTAGAGCTTCCTCTAAAGGAAGATAAGCCCAAACATAAATAAAAAATATACAATAAGTACCGCCTATTATATACCTTTTAGGATCGATTCACGCACGAAACCATACATAAGGGCACAATATACCCGTATGTATGGATATAGATATATACAAAATGATACATAATAAAGTATTTTACTTACACATTTTAGATCAAGGCTTAAAATTTACCGCCTTGACACTTTTATGTGTAAGTAAAATCATAGTTATGGTGTCATATTGTAAAATATAGACACAAAAAAGCCCTTCCGTCCTATATCACTACAGTACAGAAGGGCACAAACTTTAAAATCAAATAAAAACAAACGACTATTGCCGTAATTTGTTTGCCATGTAACTAACACGTTTGCGTCTACATTTATCCGAATTTCTACTACAGTCTAATTTGTTAGACCTGTATAGATCTTTGGTAAGTTCAATGTAAAATTCCATTTGGGCTTTTTTGATAGGCTTTAAAGCCTTTTCTTTTTGAATGGATAGTTTCCTATTCAAATTAGCAAACTTCTTCTCATACATAACCTAATCTTTTTTAATGGCACCAATAAGAAACTAGAAGCTAGTAACGACACGGCCGCCGTTATCAATACAGCCAGCCGGACACGCCACACTCTCCATATTTCCTTTAGATTTGTCCCTTTGCCCCGAACGAACGAGACCAAATACGCACATACGTCACCCGTGATACGTACCGACAAGGCGCACTTTGTCCGTCAATTTAACCGCACAAAATACCCTTGCAAGGGTTGTTATTTGCTATCCGTACACATGTTAGGTATTTAAGCTACCCTAACATAGATCGTATTGATATACTGGCACGGAGATAACACCGTAATACACTTGGTATGAGCTACTCACACAACATACCAACATACGCCCTATACATGCGTATATACACCAATATACCCCGTGTTTTTACACGGCCTACTGGGTATACCCAGCGTAATTACCGAATTGATATAAACCTAAAGATAATGGTACTATCATAGACTATAATAGTACCTAAACCACATTGTTAAGCGGCGGCCTATCTACTGCAAGTTCTCGATACCCTAACAACCAGCAATATGTTTATATCAAAATATCAAATATCTTACCTATTTAGTCTAAATCAGTAGCGCGACGGGAACGCATAGGTGTGCTACCATAACGCCCCTATATACAAATGATATAGGGGCTAATTATTTGCTATCTTTCATTTTTGGAGTGTGTCAAATAGTAAGTAACACACTTTGCAATGAGATTAAACGTATACCGTTTGATAGGTACGGCACACTTTATGATACGTTTGTCTGCACCGTTAAACGTTTCGTAATATATACCAAAATCGTACTCTATAGGCCCGTTGTATCCAAAACGTTTATGAGACGATCCCAATATCGCTATATCCTCTATTTCGCTCATTTTGAGCTTTTTGTTTTTATCCTGATCGTTTTTATCATAGTATTCACGCTCTACTTCCTTGTATGCGCAGAACGTGTCGTTTACACGTGGTAGTATTTCTCTACAAAGTTGTATTACTACCTCTTTATCTTTTGCCAAAGCAACCAAAGCCGGTACTACAGCCTTGTCTACTTTTATATCATTTTCTTTCAAAATCTCGTTAATTTCTTTACCAGATTTAAAGAGCTGGCACCAAGCCTTGACCGCACCTGTTAACGTTTTCTCACTTGCTTTCTTTACTTCATTTTGAACTTTGTTTAATTCTTTATTTGTCATCCTGTTTGCCTATACCTTTAGGACTTATAGCGGCACATGGTACGCCTTGTTTATTAATGTTGTTATCTTACAGGAGCAAATATACTACATGTTTTATTTTCAAACAAATATTTTGCAATAAAAATTCGACGATTATATGTAATAAATCTAATCAAATGTAAACGTATATTAAAATATTGATTTATATGATTGATAATCAGCAAGTTAAATACAAAATAAGCATTCTTTTTTAAACTCGCAGATCGTTTGCCGTTCCTGTTTCCCGTGCTTCGTGGATTGGGGGGGGCTGGTCCAAAAACGGCAGCCCGGCCGGGCCGATTTCGGGGAGGTGGTCCGTCCCACATATCTCCACATATCTCCGCATATCCCCCATCCTCACCACCTATCCCGCATATCCCAATATATCCGGCGTCCCAACATATTCCTATGTCCACATCCCTCATCCCCTCACGACTTAATAATCTCATTAATTTTATTATATTTGCGATATAATTAAAACATAACATATTATGAATAAAGAAGTTAAATACATGGGGGGGGGGATATTCCAAACTCGACATGGATGGAGGGGCGTTAGCCAATAGAAGTAGCTGGCGGAAGACCCGATGGGCAGGCCAGGAAGGATGTGATCCGGCCCGTTCCATTGGATCCCATATGAAATGTTATTATCACTCGATTTTACGGACAACCCTGACACGGCAACCCAATCTCTTTGGACGTTTAAATACGCGCCCATTATTGAATAGTACGATCCAGAAATTTTCCGGATCGTACTCCGAACTAGACAAATAGTAATCCTTAGTTAATTGTTGTCCACCAATAGCCGATAATGCGTTATTGACACTCGTCAAGTGCATATATATCAATGAAAGCTCACCACATGATGGGATATACCAATCATCATATCCTTTGGCGTCAGGGCTGGCCAAGAACGTATTAAGTACATGACCGGCTGTCGCATAGGAAGTATAAGAATCGCCACCGGTAGTTATCCTTTTTAATACCTCTGAATTAGCCTTCCCCTTCCAATCAGATAAAGCACCGCTTGTCCATGAAGAAATATTTTCCGAAATGTTGGGAGTACCGCCGTATGAACCCGATTCCTGTTTCAGGAAACCAAAACTATTGATACCGTCCACCTTGTCATAATTTGTAATGCCAATCTGATCCGTGCCATGTTCACCCCAATAAAAAGAGTAAGTCTTGTTAGAAGAATCGGGCAAATCAGACGTGGCCGTTTTGTAGCTCTGATTAGAGTCCTCATTTTTCTCAATCATAATCTTATGACCATCATATATAATAGCCACAGATATACACGAATTATCAGCTCTTGATAAAGGTGTTAACCTGCCATCTTGTCTAACAGCATAAACGCCATTATTAATAGGCGATTTATAACTTTGATAAAATCTTCTTCTTAACATAATCTATTGTTTTTATGGAGGTTGGAAATACCCCCCCCCCATTGAGTTAATTTTATTCAATATCATATTATTATGCATTTTGTACAACAAATATATGATTTATTCTCAAATCATGTCGCTGAATCCAAGGGAAAGGACTGGCTTCCATCCTTCCGGGCATCCCCCGTCCTCTCTCCGCCTCCCGTTATTTTTGGCTTCCTTCTGGTTTTATCCTCAAAATTTCATATCCTTGGGACAAAACTCTAATCATGTTTAGAGACATACTTCATAAGCTTAAGATCTTCTTCTGCGACGATGACGTTGAGAAGATATATGTAAGGGACAGTACGGTTATCCGCAACAACGAGATCCATAGGATGTATAATGAGATACTGGACGAGTTAGGTGATTTGGCTACGGTCGTATCAAGGAACTACGTATATGGTAAGATAAAGGACAGGACTGGATTAAGTATCCGTCATATCAGTAGGATAATAAACCATCCTAAAGTCGAGGAGATATGATTAAATAATCACAAAATCGATAGTAATCCATTGCAAAATAATAGAATTATTTGTATATTTATATATTAAAACGAATTAATAATGAATCTAATAAGATGTTCATATAAATATCGTATGTATCCGAACAAAACACAGGAAGAACTTCTTGCAAAAACGTTCGGATGCGTCCGTATTGTATGGAATGCTTGCGTTGACTCATTCAATTCATACGATAAAGAAACAAACCCTAATCCGAAATTCCCGACAAAGTCGGATCTTGTTATTGAAAAACCTTGGTTAAATGAAGTATCTGCAGCTACTTTACAGCAGAAGCAACGAGACTTTATCGAGTTCTCAAGACAGTACTTCAACAATAACAGGAAAGAGAAATTAGGTAGACCGAATTATAAGAATAAACACGACAACCAGTCGTTTAGATTGCCATTTCCGAAGTTTAAAATCACTGACAATAAGATCCGGATCGAAAAGATCGGATGGGTTAAGATTGTTATCGATCGTGAAATACCGGATAACGCTCGTTTTATCTCCTGTACCGTTTCAAAGAACCGTTCTGGTCAATACTTCGTATCAGTTCTTGTTGAAATAGAACAGTGTTATAAACAGAAAACCGGTAAAACGGTTGGAGTTGATTTAGGGATCAAGACATTAGCTACATTATCCGATGGGATGACTGTTGAGAATCCCCATTTTCTTCGTGAGAACCAAGCGAAGTTAAAAAGGATGCAACGACATTTGTCGAGAAAGAAATTAGGAAGTAATCGAAGAAACAAATGCAGGCTAAAAGTATCAAGACTTCATTGTGATATAGCCAACAAGCGTTCATGGTACATGCATAATTTGACCACGATGTTGGTAAATAATTACGATGTTATCTGCATTGAAGATCTAAATGTTTCTGGTATGTTACAGAACCACAAACTTGCTAGTTCTGTATCTGACACTTCTTTCTCAATGTTCCGTAACCAACTTGAATACAAGTGTAGGTGGTATGGTAAAGAACTGATTGTTATAGATCGTTTTTACCCATCCTCGAAAACCTGTTCAAGATGTGGTTGGAAAAATAAAGACTTGAAGTTATCGGATCGAACATTTGTTTGTAAAGATTGTGGTTTGGAGATCGACAGGGATCTCAACGCAGCGATTAACATACAAGCCGTAGGAGTTGATGCGGCTATACGGACGCAGAGCAGCCGGGTTGCCGGTTGTGTTGAAGCGTCTAAAATGGAGTAGGATATCTTAGAATATTTTTATGAAATTTACAACTATCAGCGTTATTCGTGATGATATTCACGGGCGAGTTGATGTTTATCATGCCGATGTTAGATATGGAGTGTAATGATATTATCATCATAATAGGATTCGGGATAATACTATCTTTTATGTTAACCATAATCCCGATCTTGCTTTCTTATGATATAAGGGATGAGATCATTGAGTTGATTGGTGATATGGATAGCCAGATCGTGGTAGATACTTCGGTATATAAAACGAACCTGCCCTAAGTAATTCCTAGGGCAGGTTTGGTATAATTATCATCGAACTATCTCCCAGTCTTCGGCAAATACATCACTGATGGATGGAACCCATGAATCGGCACGTCCGGTATTCTCGTTGTAGATAAGGCATTGACTGGTATAGTCAATGAATCCTTTGCTTTCCAGAATAAGGTCTTTTGCCGATTGAGGAAGAGATTGCATCTTAGGGATGATGTCGCTATCGATATGAGCTGGCACTTGTTTGAATACCATCAAACCTTTACCGTTCCAACCACTTCTACGAACAGTCCCACCTTGTTTTAACACTTCGATAACATCACCGAAGCACATTACGGATGAATCATCGGCTTTATCGTATGTTTTCTCAAAAATGTCCTGCTTGCAAGGATAAAACTCCCCGTTTACTCCCTTGATGATGTAATCACCTACATTGGCTTTCATAACACCTTCAAGGGTTTCTATACTACAATCAACAGAAGGAGGTATCCCATTATCAGCGTCACCTTCCCTAATAACTTCTATTTTAACGCTATCACCAGCGAAATCCTTGATCTCATCATTATTAAAGCCTTTCCATTTTACGGCTTCTATCGCAATTGGTTTCTTTACATATCTATTCATAATTTTACGATTTAATATATTATTATCTTTTGATATACCTTTCTATAAGATCTATTGATAGTTTAGCTCCCAGCTCCTCCTCCAACAGGTTAAGGTAGTTCCGGTGTAGGCATCCGCCCCGCTCCACCTCCCTAAAGCCGGCCCGTCCCTGATCCTGACCAGCCCTTTCCTTGGATCCATGTCGATAAGATCCCGAAGCTCGTTCATATTCTTGAACCGGTTCTCTATTACCTTAAATACATCGATCTTAGGTTTCTTATCCTTATCTTTGGACTTTATCTTAACTCTTACACTCATATCAATTATCTAGTAGCTTTACATGTAATATGATTCATGTTATTATTGCCGCAATAAGCGCACATAGACGTGAAAGGTGAATACACCCTTCCGCATACTGGACATCTCCATCCATACATAACAGGATTTGTTTGTTTGTCAATTTCTTTCAACCCATCATTAGTAGTGGTTGATGCATTTTTGTTTTCCATATCATTCATTACCGCGGTGGTTTCCTAACCGATATTCGCCGGTCATGGAGCCATCCTTATTTATCTTATCTGTACTACCAAACCCATTATCCCCTCTATCAGATTTTCCAAGATCCTCTAATGACTCTACTTCTTCCCATATGATACGTTCCCGTCTACGAATAAGAAGTTGTGCTACCTTACCACCTACATTACAATAATAAGGACTATTCCTATCCATTTTTCTGTGAACTATCATAATTTCCCCACTATATCCTTCATCAATGGTAGCAGGGGCGTTTTGCATAATTAGCTCGCTATTAGTAAAACCACTACGTGGACGGATTTCCATCTCATAATCCTCTGGCAATTCTACATGTACGCCAGTATGATATATAATCCTGTCTCCGTCAAGTTCTATATCCTTAACGAACAAATCCATGCAAGCGTCTTCTTTATGAGCGTATTCAGGCAGCTTAGCCCCTTTTTCCAGCCATATCTTGACCTTACAAGTATCTATATCTTCAAGTAATGATTCTACCTCATTATAACTCATTGGTTGTTCTGACGCCAATGAAATGGCTCTTGCCAATACATTTTTAATCTTACTCATCGTATCTTGTTTTTAAATTCCTTTCCTTTCGGACATTGTAATTTACATTCCTCGCCACAAGCGGAACAGTTGGGTCTCATTCCGGGCACCCCTCTTCCCCCGTACGGCCAGTAGGCGTAATCGCAGACGCTCCAGAACGCCTCCATCGCCTTGATCTTGGCATCGACGGTTATCTTCTCCTTCACCTTTTTCATGCTTTTCCTGAACTCGTCTTTCATATCCTTCCCTTCTATCTGTCTGGCCTTACGTCTCTCATTCCACCAATTATAGTAGAATTTATCTGCCATCTTATAAGCTTCTGGGTCAAATTTATCACGGTGCAGAATAGGGGCATCCTTGACCTTTCTCAAATTCCTGCCACAAACATAAGCAAGCCCGGCGTACGGAGGTATGTCCTTAGGATCAACCAACCCATCCGGCACGCAGTAGTAGAAGTAATTGGGGCGGCCGTACCTGACCCAGTCACCGGTCTCGTACAGGGCTTGCTTTCGCGCCTCGAACCAGCCCTGCATTACTTGGTGCTTGCCTTCCTTCTCGAAATCCTTGTTATAGTCAGCTAATGAGATCTTAACCTCAACCTCATAGGCGTACATGGATCTAGTTATAGCCAAATAATCAGACTCCCAGTTATAGACATATAAGTTGTTTATAATCCATCTGGGAGACACCAAGAACTGTCTGTTAAGGATATCCAATATCCCTCTCTCAGTATATTCAGCACCTTTATTTGATTGCCGTGTTCCCATCTCCAGTAAGAGGATTATTCCTATATCCTACCGCCATTATAGCATTACCTATCAACATCCTCAACTTATCCATATCTTTATCATGGAACGAGAAACTGGTTAAGGTATATGACTTAGTAGCCTTCTCACAAGACCTTATCATCAACATAGCCACATATTCCCCCATCATCTTTCCGTTCATAATATCAAGATCGATTATACCGTGATCTATTAGATCAACCACATCCCATCCTGCTGGTAGATACTTTTTTATTTGATTAATATCCATCCCAAATAGTTATTATAAATAGGAGGGCCGTGCTACCCTCCTATAGATTACACACGAAAAATAGAACTGAAAGCGATCCCAAGCACGTAGGATTTTATTGATTCCCGTAGGCTGTCTACCGGTTATCGTTAATTACCGACCTACGGGAATATGTTTAAGAAAACACCATGTACCCCAACCACGACTCGAACGTGGATACCATCTTTAGGAGAGATGTGCTACTTTCCTCTTGAGCTATTGGGGCATATACCCTGATCCTCACGGGCAAGGGTACTAAAAACATCTAAACTTTAAAAAACCTAATGACAAAACTCTATGCTAGTTTTTCCCCAAAAAAACAACGTAGTCCTGGCGGAGGGGCTTGAACCCACGTGCGACCAACTACCCTTTCTACAAGGTATAAGCTTGAGGGGATACGCCAGGATGGTTTTATGTATATATTCTATTTTTGCATATATTTATTATAGTTGCTTTTGATACATCAAACATTTTAGCGATCTTATCATAAGATAACTTTTCATTACTTCTTATACTTCTTATCATATTTGATATATCAATATTTAATTTCCCACTATATAAATTAGATTCAGCTCCTCTTTTTATTTTAAGAAGCCCCATTCTTGACGCTTCTTTCATATTATGAACCTGATCACACCATTCAAGATTATCATATCTATTATTTAACTTATTACCATCTATATGATTTAACACATTAAATCCATTATTGTTTTCAACAAAGTAAATTCCAACTAGCCTATGAATACATATGGATTTGTATTTACCATTTTTGCACAAATTTACATAATACTACCCACGGCTATTAACTCGTTTCTTTAATAATATTTTCTTACCTCTTTTGACAGATATCACATCTCCGTCTTCAGTAATAAAATAATCATTGTTATAACCTTCAATTTCTTTAAATCTACTCATTGTATTTAGTTATTTTATAATATAAGTTAATTAAAATATATCCACATCGGCTTTCACAAGAGGATATGGATAGAAATTTCTCGAAATTTATATAGTAATATCATGAAACTATTGTCCAACATTCTAGCATATAGCACCAATCCTCGAACGGGAACGTCTCTACACCAGACCTACCCCATCCCGTCCCCCAACTGTTCTGTAGGACGAAGCCGGCCTTGTCCCAGCCGGTGAGGATAACGGCATGACCTCCCAAGTTCTGTCCTTGGCCTTGCCAGAATCGATTACCATAATTATAGCAATACAGACCTATAACCAGAGGCCCATTCAGCATCAACGCTACCTTAGCCGATACCGGATCTATGATCCTAGCGTAACTGTTTATTTTCTCCCCATCTACGCCTACGTTCTTGATAGACTTGATAGCGTCACGAAGAACCATCCCGTCCTGATCCTTATCCTCTCTCAGATCATATATATCGTAAGGAGAGATCTTAGCCGGTCTTTTAATAGCCCTTATACTCTTTCTCCAATTAAGTATCTCAGCCAAGCTTATTGCCGCGCAAATAGGGGAAGAACCTTGATCCACTACGCTATCGACATTATTGATCTTATACTCATCAGGAACAGCCTCGTGCTGCATGTTCATGATAGCGTCCCTATCATCCGCTGGTGATGGTATGTAACCTAGTCCGTATTTCATCACTTATCTTTTTTATGATAATCAATTATCTTGATATTAAACGTATCGGATCTTTGCCTTACCTGTATAGACCCCCTAGCCTTTCCCTTGGCGTCGTACAGGGCGGTAAAGCCAAAGTTATCGACCCGGCCGTCGTCCAGCGTAAACCGCCACTCCTTCCATTGGCCCATCACGGTCCCGGAAGACACTATGGAATCCACCACATAAGATATATCAGTAGTATCATATTCCGTATAGTAGGTTCTTGACGTACTGCATCCGACAGCCGCTAAGGTAAATAACATTAACAAGAAAAACAAGATCTTATTCATTCTTTTTAGTCTTTTTACGTTTCTTAGGTTTCTTCTTATCCTCTGCCTTATTCTCGACATTTACATCATTACCGGCATCGGCATCAGTAACCTCAGGAGCGTTATTTTCAGGTATATCAATATGACCGGAATTAGGATCCATCTTATCCTCATCAACAACAACCTCATCAGGTACATCGCTATCTAAAAGCTCTGCCTCAAGATATTTGATACGATCGGACATAGCCTTATTCTGATCCTCAAGTTCCTTATATCTTCTTCTAGCCTCATCGAGTAATTTAGATGATAACTTATGTTTCTTCTCGATATCCATATAAGCCCGTTTAAGAGTTTCTTTCTCTTTTACCGACTCATTATATATCTCTCTTGATTTACTAAGCTCATTACCCATCTTAATTATAATAGAATCCTTTTGTTCTATATCCATATTAAGGGAATCGGAAAGCGTTTCAAGATACCTTACGTTCTGTTCTAATTCAGTTATCTTATTACTGGCATCCTTATAATCCCTTTTTAATCCGCTTGAATAGCTAATAGCTTCATCAAGATCCTGTTTTAGAGTATTTATATAACTACTCTTTACTATCTTCAATCCGAACATCCTCAATACTTTTATAAGTTCTACGAATATCGGCCTTTATCTTACCGACTATAATTAACTCAGCTATATGCTTATCTTTCTCGACTATAGCTATATCCTTACGGACATTAGTGACTCTGATAATGATATTCCCGTTATTAGACGAGACGAACGGTGATCCTACCAAAGTAAGTCCCGTATCGCCGATAAACGACGGCAGCGTCATCAACACCCCTATGGTATTATCCGGGAACGATGCCCATACCCCTGTGTCTATATCAAGGACATCACCCTGTCCTAATGGGAAGGCATTACCCTGTTTGATAGGAATATCCTTACCCAATGAGTTCCATGCTTTCGAGAATCTTACGGAGTTAAGGAAGATCTTTCCCTCTTTCTCCACCATCCCTACCATAGGTTCGCAATTCAGTCTAACCTCGTTTTGTTTATCATCCGGATTCTCCTCAAGTTCATCAAGATCTCTGGTTGATGTAAACGACTTGCTTTCCAGAAGCTTTTTAATATCCTCAATACTGGCCATTATAATTTGATTATTAAATAAACGATCTTCAATCCTAACTTCAAATCAGATGTCTTCTCGAACATCTCCCTAAGAGGTAAGATAGTAGCGTCAAGATCTGACGCTACCCATTCTCCATCCTTATAATACATATCCTTTTCCTCGGAATACGCTATACAAGATCGATGCCCTATGTTCTTCATAACCGTATCTACCTTATTTTGGGTAGGCATCGAGACACGATTCACTTTAGTAGATATATTGAAATTACTCTCCATTAACTTTCTGATTTTTAATTAGTTAATTAAAATGGAAGATCACTGTCGTCTCCAAAAGGAGGATATTGAGGAGGTTGTTGTTGACCTCCAAACAAAGAGGCTTGCGCTTGCTGCGGAGCCTGCTGGTATGATGGAGGAGGCGTTTGCGATGGAGCCTGCGTTGCATATGACGGTGGGGGCGTCTGTGCGGTTGGCGTAGCGCCCATGCTTTGGCTTCTATCCTGTTCCGATTTTTCGTTTTCAGCCTTAAACTTTTCAAGATATTGTTTAAATACTTGAAAAGCGAAAGTGTCTTGAGCCGTATAATCGAATTTCTTGTTACCCATTATATCCGTGCTCTCTACCCTATCAGGCCATCCGTTCTGTCCGTTCTTATAATATTGCTGGATAAGCTCGTCCTTTCCATCTGGAGTTTCCCTAGCGTATGAAATGAAAAAATTACCGGGAGCATATTGATCCCCTTTCTTAGCATGAGCAGGATTTATTACCACCTTACGTTTCAGGTCGATATTAGGCAAGTACCTTACCAGTGACTTCACGTAATTATTAATACCTCCTTTTTGAGTCATCAAAGGAACGTTTATGAAATAATTACCATCCTCATCACTTATCTTTATGGACACGTATTTGGCTTTTATCCCATTGAACTCCACTTCTCGCACATTGATATCAGACAAATAACCTTCGATACCGTTCCAGAATACCCTCCAATAAGAAACGGCTCCGGTCTTCTCGTTTATATGCTCCTCGAAACCTTCCTTTGGCTCTCTTGATGACTGATATAATAGTCCGCTACCACTTACTTTAAAGTAATGGTTATTACCACCTGATGAATTTTCTCTAACTCCCATTTTATATATTTTTAAATATTAAACAATAACTGATGATGACAAGAAATACTCGTTCTTATTATCCTCCCCATAAATCTTATTGAAATGAGATTTATGATCATGCTCGATAACCACCCTATTACATGAGACGCTTTTTATAATACCAAGATATCTTCCACATAATACGTTACATATAATATCTTCACCATGATAAGACAAAGAAGCAAGTCTCTCCTTACATGATTTACCGGAAGACGGGTTCTCTGACATAATACCGCATCCTTTATCGGTAAATATCAACTTGCAATGATCGAACTCATTTACCTTAAGATTGTTTTGGAGGGCTTGGACGAGTAGATCCTTATCAAAGACATAGGTACTTGTTTTGACAAAATGCTCGTCCACGAACCTCCAATTTGGATAATTACCCTCAAAATGGGTCTCATACATATCCATATCAGGCGTAGAAAAATAAGTCTTAGTATCGTCCACTTTTATAGACAACATATCCGATGACTTATTGATATGCTTATCAAGCAATATCGCGGATTCGTTCGATACCGGTATAAACATCTTCTCTACCTTATCCTGATTAGGGATAAAATACCTGTAAATAGTATTTCTATCCGTACTTACTATATTAATATTAATATCATCAATATCAATAACCACATTCTCGATGCATGGATAAAAGTCATCTACCTCCGTATAATCGCTGGCTTTGTTAAGAACCGAAACATAATCGCTCATCTTAACCTTAATTCCTCCATCAAGTATCTTATGTACCTGCGGGAATGTATTGATATCAAAAGCCGGACAACTATACTCACCAGAAGCATAGCGGATCGTTATCTGATCTTTTTTATCCGAAAGCAGTATCGTAATCTCGCAATTCTTCTGTTTTTTCATGAACTTAATAAAAGAGCTTGCCTCTACCAAGAAAGAGAAGTTAGAGTCAGCCTCGACCTCCAATCGCTCTATAACACATACCTTGGCATTTACGGAAGTGATATAAGCCAGATTATTGACAACATCTATCTTAAGATCCTTATAAAGGGAGTTGGAACCGGCGTTCTTAACCACCGTCTCCAATTTGCCCAACTTCTCATTTAATGACTTCGACAAGCATCTTATAAGCATAACGAACAACTTTTTATTACATCGCAAATATAATCATAATTATATTAATACAAATACAATAAATACTTAATAGTATTAAAATAGTTTAAACTTACGTCTAATATACTCGGCTATAAGCGTGGCGTCACACATTCCGTCTTGTATCTTAGTAGGTTGTACTCCTTTTCCTGACCATGGTTTCACGAAAGAAACCAAAGGGAAAAGGCGCATGGCACATCGGATGGAGGTAGCCTTCGTGTCTAACTTCGCCGCCGTATACACCCGATCGGCTGTCGTATGAAGTTCCTTCTGCCAGGTCTTTGGTTGCACCTCCTCGAACATGAACCTAACATCCGGGTGAGATCCGTATCGCTCCATCATCTCCACCATCATAGCGAATAGGGCGTTCGGTTCCCGGCGTCTCCCGCCAAAGGTGAAGTTGCTGGCGGCCGAGCTGTTGTGGATGCTATGGACGTCCTCGACGGCGATCGCCAGCGTCCCGCCTCCCTTTTCTTGGATCTTGTCAGCGGCATCGAGGAAGAAGCTTGATATAGCCCTAAGATCTATATCCCCCTTAACCGATATCCTTGGAGTCATAATTACCTTAACCTCGCCATTTTCTGGGATCATGGACAATCCTCCGGTGTCTATACCCGGATCTATACCTATTGATATATTCATAACTTCAACGTATATAATGAATGGAAATCCTCCGGTCTAAACACCTGTATTGAGTTATCCGGATACATACCTATATAATAACCGTAAAAAGCCCGTAGAATGCCATTTTCTAGCCTTATATCCAATGCCTTTACCTTATTCCCTTCAACCATAACATCAACCTCATCAGTCTTGTTAGATATCTTATCGAACCATTCAGGTATAGGATCAATACCGTACCTGAATGCGTTTACCGTTGATTTTATCGAGATATATGTTCCCATATTAGATAAGATTACAATCGTCTCGTTTAACAACCTTAAAATCGCCATTTCTAAGTAATATCGCTACATCAGATCTCGTATACGTAAGAGGTGTATACGACACCAAATGATAAGAAGCCTGCCCTGTCGCTGGCCGAACTGGTCTTAATACGGCTATGGCTATATCGCCGCCAAGTTCCGTACCACCGGTAACACCCTGTAGGCACATGTATATGAATCCCTCATACTCATATCTCTTTCCGATAAACTCACTCATGGGAATACCTACGAACAGATAGTTCTTTACATCCTCTTTCTTAACCTCGACAGCGTTTTCTACACTGGATGGTATTACGTCTACAAATTTTACTCCTATTGCCATGATTACAAATTCAATTTAGTTCTTAACTCTTGACACAATTCTTGATTATCTCTCATGATACTTAACGTATTATCGACTCCGTTCCCTACACGAACATCCCCGTACCAGTACCATGATCCTTTACGGATAAAGATACCAGTTTCCTCGCATAACTTCAAAAGTTCAAGTTCCTTGTCGAACCCAACTCCATAATACAAGGCCGTCTCGGCTATCTGGAACGGTACGGCTGTCTTATTCTTCAGCACCTTTATCCTAACCTCATGACCTACTGAAGATCCGTCCTCGCCTACTATAACCTTCTTTCTCGCCATCTCCATACGGATAGATGCATAGAACTTAAGGGCGTTACCTCCGGTCGTTACCTTAGGATCGCCGTATATAACACCGATCTTCTCCCGATATTGGTTGATGAATACCAGAACGCAATCGCTTTTGTTCACGATACCAGTAAGGACTCTCATGGCCTTTGACATTAACCTAGCTTGCAATCCCATGTTACTGTCCTCCATATCACCCTCTATCTCCTTCTTCGGCACCAGATTGGCTACAGAATCTACGACAATAAATCCGACCTTCCCGGACTCGACTAACTTGGCTGTAATGTCAATAGCCAGCTCACCGTAGCCTGGTTGGGAGATCAAAAACCGGTTTATATCCAACCCCATTTTCCTAGCGTACTCAATATCGAAAGCATTCTCCACGTCTATTATAGCTACCAGCTTATCTGGATGTTTTTTCTGGAACTCGATCATACTTAACGTACACATCATAGTCTTGCCACAAGACTCCATCCCGACCAGCTCATGAATCCGACCTACCGCCCATCCGCCGCCGAGGGCCTTATCCACCACCAGCGATCCTGTGCTTTCCCTTGGTATGGATATTATAGGCTTATCGTCACCGAAGTTCATTATCGAGCCTTCTCCAAGCTCTTTATTTAAAGATGATACTAACTCATCTACGTCTGAAAAAAGTTCTTTCTTAGCCATTATAATCCGTATTCCTCGAAATTAAACAAATCCTGTTGTTTCTTGATCATATCCTTCCCGATATCAGATATCTTTTCCGGATTCAAAACACCCTCATTCTCATCTACCTTATCCATAAAGTCAGATATCTTATCGCTTAGCAGTACCATATCTTCCTTAGGAACTGATTTTAGATAAAGACCGTCTATAGACCTACATCTTGAAAGAGCGGTATATATCTGTCCTATCTCGAAGGCTCTGCTGATGTCTACGAATATATTATCTAAAGTCATTCCCTGGGATTTGTGGGCAGTTATGGCGTATCCTAACCTCAATGGATATTGTATTATATAGCCGCAAGAAATGCCTTCAAGGGAATCATCTACCTGCTTGTACTTCATCTTCTCCCACTTCTCTTTGGTTATCTCCACCTCAGTATCGTTATCTAGATGAACATATATCGTCTCATCAACAGTATCTATGCTGGTTATGATACCCATCGAGCCATTGACATACCCGTTGCCGTTTCTGGTTATTATGACCTTAGCCCCTACCTTTACTATAAGCTCATCCTCGCAAGGCGCTACAGGCTTCTCCCCGAATACAGTGGCATCGAACTTAAATACCTTATTATTGATCTTATCAAGATTAGTCTTATTTATCTCATAAGCTTCTTTGTTAGTTGAGCATATAATTATAGTATTATCCATATTATCCGGATACTTGACCCTGCTATCCAATATCTGTCTTGACTCGTCGGTAATAACCCCACATCTTATATCCTCAAGTACGGAAAGAAGCTGAGGATCTTTTTGACGGAATACGTTCTCGAAGGTAATGACCGAGAATCCTGACGCTCTTAATGCCTTTGATGAGAAAAAGAACCGGCTCTCATAATATTTGTCGATAAAATCATCCGCCGTCACCACAGGCGGTAGTTGTGATAGATCTCCAAACATAATCAACCTAACTCCACCGAAAGGCTCCTTGCTACGCCTGCATTGTCTAAGTATATCAGCTACCTCATCAAGCAAATCAGGTCTTACCATACTTATCTCGTCAATGACGATAGTATCAAGATTCTTGATCTTCTTCTTCATAAACGGACTTACATCCACCTTATTCGATAACATACCTCTCTCGATAGAAGGGATATAAGGATCGTTCTTTATAGAGAAGAACGAATGGATGGTCTGTCCACCGGCATTCAACGCCGCTACTCCAGTCGGGGCTACGATAACGCACTTACCCAAGAACTTTACGATACGTCTCATGAACGTACTTTTACCACTACCAGCTCTACCGGTAATGAACAGATTCTCCCTAGTGGTGAAAATCTTTTTCAAGGCACGACCCTGCTCTACGTTTTTATCTACCGTCATAATATGACGAAGGAGGTCATTTTCGTTTTTAAAATCCTCTTTTACCATATCTTTTTAAGTTTATGGTACAAAGATACGAATAGTTATAATTAACTAATAAAAATAAATGTGAATAATATGTAAATATTAAATTTTATATCTGATACTCAAATCATCCAGCCTTACCCATCTCAACCCCTTTTACCCCTAAGAAAACGTCTTTTATAAAATATTCGGCGATAATTATATGCATTATCGTTCCTCTGTATGATAGTCTTAGGTGTCCGATAGTTACGTTTTTCCTGTCTTTGGTATTGACTATTCCATTGTTTTTCTTTACCTCATCATATAAATCGGATATAGTCTTACAGCACATACTAAGAACTTCTTTTATCATCCGATATACCGTTCTTTGGGATATTAGCATCATACCTTCTTTTGATAACTTTATATTCAATCTATCCATAAGATATGACACATTGAATTTGACAGTTCTTTTTTTAGTTACCTTATATATCTTATTTATATTTCTGTTTCTAGCTGAGAATATTATTTTTGATAACATCTTGACTCTATTTAATTTACGACTTTTGTTGGCCATCCTTCTTCTGGTATTCGAATCAAGATTTTTATCAAGGCAGGTATATACAGATTCTCCTTTCTTTACAAACATATCCTTTATCCTTGGGGTCTTACTAGCCTTATGCTTGTATTTCATGATATCCGATAAAGCTATCATAATCTCTCCTTCAGCCCAAGCCTTTAAGCTTATAAGCTGGTAGTTCATATCCTCATGAGAATCCCTTAATACATGTCGGTAGCAGAAATAAGCGCATCCATCCGATAGGATATCAATAAAATCATTGGTGTTAATCTCTATCTGATCTCTGTTTCCATCTTGCATCCTTTTTCTTAGAAACACATGTTTGGATACGTTTATGATAATAAGATATATCATTGCCATCTTACATTCATCGCTGATCTGGATTCCCGATCCATGATACTCCTCATGTTTCAATGAATATTTTATGGCTGTCACTTTCTTGCCTTCCTTATTGGTAACAGGCTTAAAATCAACTGGACATATAAGTGATCCGGCTGGAAGTTTTACACATCCTAGCTCATCTTTCTTGGTCTGAATATTACGTGGAATATATCTTTCGGTAAGAATCTTATCGAAATTTGATTTCATTATATGTAAAAATCTTATCTTTGTTCCCATAGGAGATTTTTTTTTGCTGCGAATATACGAGTTTCATAAATACGAAACAAGTTATTCGGATGGATGGGTAGCCTGTGAAGGTCGCCCATTTGTTGTTTATACGAAATTGTCGTAATAAAATGGGGGGGGTAAATATCTGTGTTTCTGTATGATCATTTTTGACATCATACTTGTTACGCGCGCATTAATAGGTATATTTATTAATTATAATTAACTATATTAATATATCCTACTTCCTAATCCTCCATGTTTTGTGTAGGGTATATCATGAAGTCAAATGTCTATATAGCTAATTAATATTTTTACTGCCAAGGTGTAGTGCCGTCAGGCAGGACACCGCAGGCTTATAATAACAATGCCATATGATGTTACCGGAGTCCGGGACCCGGAAGGGGATCGGGCGGAGCAGAAGCCAAAGGAGAAAAAGTGAGGTCTTGTGCGGTCGCTCACGCTCCGGCCGCCCGTATCCTCTACGGCAGGCTCCATCGCCCCAAGACTTCCCATTTCCTTTGGATTTATATCCCATAGCACGGCAGGAAGGCATCCAAAGGGAAAAGGTGAGGTCATGTCCCGTGAGGCAGGATAGAGCTGTCCACCGCCGCTCGGAGGCATGTATGGCCGGTGCTCAACTGGCCTCGTTGCCGTGGCTTACGGTGGACTTATCTGGCTTTCCTCCTCCATTTCCACCACCTTTTCCCTTTGGATGTTCGTAAATACATGCTAATCAGCATATATTATGTTGATTATGGCATAATTTCTTGACAACGATATTTTTTTTAAGTAGTTTTGTCGAAAACTAATTTTATATGGCCGAACAGAGGAAAGCTTTCGTATTCGCGTTGCCTTATGATACTAGGTTGGATATGATCCAGCAGTTCTTAAGGATATACAACGGCTATCTGGACTCCAAGGGTAGGAGCTTGATTACTGAAAGGACGATAAACTTACTTTCTTTCTACATCAACTACGGATACTCGGATGATACTAGAGCCAAGTACATGGATTGTTATGGACAGAAGGAATCTTATATCGCTGTCCTTAACAATGAGCTAAAGCGTGGCGGTTTTTTGGTAGACAAGAAGAACGGGAATTTCCGTACCCGTGAGCTGTCTATTGAGATGAGAAGCCTACGTAATTATTTTGTTCTTGACGGGGAGGGTGATGACACCCGTGTAATGGGATTCGTATTCAAGAGAAATAAGTTGAATATCGATGGATAGGAGTCTTATTTCGTTCGACAGGGATATTGTCGATGAGGTGGTGAGAAGATCTGGAGGGAAGTTTACCAAGCAGCAGGTCGAATGGTGCATGAAAGCATCCGTATCTTATATCCATCACCTCGCCAGATATACCGATAATATATCTATCAGGATACCGTTTATCGGATATGTTATATGCAACCTCCGTGAGATGCGTGTAAGACGTGATAAGATACGTCGTATATATGTCAAGGAGGGTAATCGTTATCCAGACGAAAGGATGCCTATTGAGCTTGATTGTCTGGATAAGAAGATAAAGGTGATAGAGGGTATGGAGGGATTGAAGAACGGAGATCCCCTTATACGTGACAACCATGAGGCTATGTATCAATGCCGGTATGGTATGACATGGGAACAGTTACAGGATTTTCAACAACAACAATTTAAAAAATAATTATCGTGCAAACAATTGGTAAAGCCCAAGTAATAGCCCAAGCTTGGGAAGACAGTTTATTGGGCAGGATTCCTAAGGATGAGAAGGATTATCCGGAGTGGTACAAGAATCGTCTTGATTTATGCAAGAAATGTCCTAAGAATTCCTCTAATATTTGGTTCTTTAAGTTGCCTCCTAAGGTATTGTTTCATAGATTAATTGGAAGACCGGGATGCTCGTTGTGTGGTTGCTTTATCAAAGAAAAGGCTTGGATGAAGACAGAGGTATGCCCATTAAAGTTCGTGGAGGGCGAGAAAGCCAAATGGAATGCTATGGAGGTCATAACCGCCGATCATAACGATTTTAATATCGAGAGTCCTAATGATAATTTCGACGTGGGGCTATCGGATGATGAAAGTGAGTTTTATATAAATCTTTTCGATCAGAAGATAGGGGATAAGGTAGAGATCGTTCTGTTTATAACTCATAAGGATGGATTCCATGTTAAGGATAAACATTTTTCATGCGGATGTATAGGTGATGTATCATACAACAATCATCCTGATAACGAGAATAGGACCATATTTCGTATGACGTTGGACACATCAAAATACCCGGAAGGTCATTTTGAGAAACATCTATCTCTTACTGGTTATGTGAAGGATGATCCTGAACGTAATTTCAAACATTTCCCGCTACGTATTATAGGGGAAGCTTATAAATAATGCCATGAGGAATCTCGTAAGAAGCAAGATAGATGACCGTATCCATGCCCTTATTGTCATGGAAGTCGGATGCCATGAGTTGCCTGAATATTCGTTGGGTGATATACTTTACTCCGCTTTAAGGAGGATAGCTAGGGCTAATGGTGGTAATGTCCGCTTCTTGCGGGATGTTAGTACCAGGGATTTATTGAGGTCTATAGACCAAAGCATCAGTGATGAGATTGAGTTAAACAACAATGATTATAATGCGTAATATGGAAGATAAAGATATAAAAACAGAGATTAGAGATTATCTTAAAGAAGAGGCGGATACTCATATAAGGCATTGGATAGCTATAAAACGTGAGAGCAAGCGTTTGTATAGCGATATTGAGGATAGGACTAAGAAGATAGCCCTTAAATCATCCTCGTTGATAAAAGAGGATGATTTTGTAGTTCTTCATGAGATGACCCATAAGATACAGATGTTGAATATAGAGGCTGTAAAAGTCAATTCTAGGTTGATGTTCATAATCCAGTTGGCTACCAGCTTCGGTATGGATCTGGATTTAGATACGACATATGCGTCCACCGCCAAGAGCATTATAGAAGACAGAACGTCTGGATTCGTGTTTTATGATGACAAGGAACGTCTGAGATACGCTGACAAGGAGCTTGAGGATATGTTCCATGACATGAGCGTGACGGAAGTAAGTAAGATCGGGGTTGTTCAATCTTATAAGCTTCTTATGAAACAGTATAACGAGTTTAAGGACATGAAAGCCAATGCCACAGGGAAGACGAAAGCCGACGAGTAAGGACGTCGATCGGGTAAACGATAATCTTGAGGTCATATCCAAGGCCGTGGATGATGCCAAGGCTTATATTGATAAGCATCCATGGGATAAGGAGAAGCCTGAGGATATGGCTAGGGCGTTCGATTTCATATCCAAGCTGATCGATAAGATCAACGTATGGAATGACTCGTATATGGAGAAGAGTGGGATTATGGATGTATACAGGAGTGTAAGCAATGTCCAGAAAAAGGAACGTAAGGGTCAGGTTTCTGGTGGAATCGAGTCTGTTTTAAAGGATATTATGAAATGAGTCTAAGTACGAGTCAGGAATTTTATGTAAACATGAAAAATCCTCCTGTATGGAACGATCTGTTCGGTTGGGAGGATCAGGATGATGATGTTAAGCAGTTCTTCACGGAGGAGGCTTATAAGGTCAAGAACGGGGTGACTATCAACGGTACGTTCATCCCGCCATGGCTTTATTGGCATGTTAATTTCTTTCCCGTATTTCAAGATCTTCCAAATGGGGAGCGTGTTCCTGCTATCAGCCGGTTACGTGATAATGAATGGTTTTTCGCTGAGATGTACCAACGTGCCCGTCAGGAGAAGAAAGGGCTGGGGATGTTCGGTACCCGTCGTTTTGGAAAGGCCCTTCTGGACTCGGAGCTGATATATACTCCTTATGGACCTAAGAAGATAGGGTTCGCTGATATCGGTGATATCATATATGGCGATGATGGTAAGCTTACGACTGTAGTAGGCGTATATCCTCAAGGGTTCGTTGATATGTATAAGGTTACGTTTGAGGACGGGCGCAGTATAGTATGTTGCGGTCAACATCAGTGGAAGGTTAAATATCATGGTGATTATAAAGTCATGAGCACTATGGGTATCATCCACTCTGACTTCCAGAAGATGACCATAGACATAGGGGAGGCCGTGGATTTCCCCGAGCGGCGGTGGCTGATGTCGCCCCAGCTCCTTGGGTCTCTGACCGCCTCTTTTCTTTGTGGATCTACCGACAGGATCTTCGAGTTAAGCAATAAGGAGATGGATGATATTATTTATTCATCCAAAAAACAGAAGGAGTTGTTTATAAGCTCATTCATGAAGATATCTTGCGGTATAAGTACCGGTGACGATCGTTTTAAGGTCGTTTACAAAAGTGAGTATATTATATCCTTCGTAAGAAGAATATTCTGGTCTATGGGATATTATTGCGTCATGGATGGTGATGATATGTATATATCCAAGACCCATAACAGACTTAGGATATCCGATATAGATTATTACGGGAAATATAAAGCTACTTGTATTGAGGTCGATAATAAGTCCCATCAGTTTCTTACCACCAATTTTGTCGTATCTCATAATACGACTATCATGTCATCCCTTCTTCAGATGAACGCTACCATGACGATCGGGCTTAGCCATTCCGTGGTAGGTTTCAGCGATAGCGATTTATCTAATATAGGTGAGTATTGTGAGTATGGTCTTGATCATGTGCATCCTTTTTTCAGGATTAACAGGACCAAGACCGACTGGAGTTCGGGCGTTACATTAGGCAAGAGGATGTCCAATGGCGTACGTGATATCCATGCCATTATCTCTATAGCCAACATCAACATGGGTAGGAAGACCTCCACGCAGAAGACGGCTGGTTTGACACCGGCTACGGCTATTTTCGACGAGGTTGGTAAGGGGCCTATCAAGAAACCGTACACTGCCGCTATGCCTTCCTACGACACTCCTTACGGCTGGCGTCTTAGCCCTATCTTGGCTGGTACTGGTGGTGAGGTAGAATTATCCAAGGACGCTCAAGAAATGTTTTCTGATCCTGAGACCTACAATCTTCTGGTTATGGACTGGGATATTTTAAATCGTAGAGCCATGAAAGGGAAAACATGGAAAGAACGGAAATGGGCGATGTTCGTTCCCGGTCAGATGGCTAACTCCGGTGTTAAGAGAACTATAGGATTGGGCGATTATCTTGGTAAGCCTGATGACAAGAAGCTTAATAAGATCAAGATCGACGCTACTGATTTCGAGGCTAGTACCAATAAACTTAATGAGGAACGGAAGAAACTATCTACAAAAGATAGGGTTGCGTACACTTCTCATACCATGTTCTATCCATTTACGATCGATGACTGTTTTTTAAGCTCATCCCAGAACCTATTTCCGGTCGAGTACGCTATCAAGCATAAGAATGATCTCCTTGAGTCGGGGCAATATAGCGGTATGCTGTGTGATGTCTTTCTTGAGTCAGGTAATAAACTGGGGACTACTAAATCGAATAAGCAACTGGCTGGATTCCCGTTTAGCGGCGGTGTTATTGACGCTCCTGTCCAGATATTCGAGATGCCTCAATCCAATAGGTTTGATGACTTTATATATGTGAGTGGTAGCGACCCCTACAAACAGGCTAAGTCGGATACGCCCTCATTAGGTGCTTTTTATGTATTCAAGAGACGTGTTGGTATTCGAGATCCTTATGCCTATAGAATAGTTGCCTCTTACGTATCTCGTCCATCATCCATAGATCAGTTTTGCCGTACGTGTGAGGTGCTTCAGAAGGGATATGGGGCTATATGTCTTATGGAGAACGCTGACCAGATGTATGAGCAGTACCTCAACCGGAAGAGTGGTATGCCCGCTTCTTTCTTCCTGTTCGCTGGTGAGGTTATAGCCAATAAGTACGTGAAGGCCGGCTCCCGGCAGAACAGCAAGCTGGGGCTATACCCTACCCCCGGCAACCAGAACCTGCTCTTCTCCTGCGTGGTGGATTACTGCTGGCAGGATTTCGTTATTGGTTATGATGATCAGACTGGTCTTGATATAACTGTCAAGGGTATTGAGTTGATTGATGATATAGCCCTACTGGATGAGATAATACAGTACAAGCCCGGATTGAACGTCGATAGGATAATAGCGTTCGGGCATGCGTTGGTTCTCGCCAGATATTTTGACGATAACAATTACATGCCTAAATCGAAGATCGAGGAGATGAATAATGCCCGCAAGGAAGACGCTTATAAACACCATGAGGTATATGCCTCTGCCTTTGGATCGGTATCTATAGGAGCTTTTAGGTAAATGAATGTCAATTAAACGCCTATCTTTGTTGTAAATAAAATTGAATAATCATGGAAGTGTTTAATAGAGATCATTCGTTTCCAGCAAAAGGAGCGTTATTAGGATTACCTCCTCAGGCTATTTCCACGAAGAAAAAGAACAGGAAATGGAAGGAGGATTGTATGGATGCTCTTGAGACGATAGGGTTGAAACAGTATGATCGTAACCAGATGTACCGTGACTATTATCTGATGGCGGATGGTAAGTTATCTTTTATGGAGATGGCGGATGTTATCCCTCAGTTAAGGGACGTGCAGAAGTTAAGGAGCGATATAAGGATACCTTCTTTCTTGAAGCATTATGATATAATAGGTGGTATCGTAAATGCCTTTGAGGGATGGCTGACAAACCTACAGGATAAGTATACGGTTAACGAGGTAGGGGATATGGCTATAAGTGAGTATGAGGATACGATGTCAAACTTACTTCATCGTCATATACAAGAACAGTGGGATATTATCGTTAATCAGCGTCTTGTGGAGGCCGGTCTTGATCCTACATACAATGAGTTTAATTCCGAGGAGGAACGTCAGGCTTATGTTCAGCAAATCCAACAGGCCAAGGCGTCTATGACCCCTGATGATATCCAGAGGTTCATGAGTACAAGATGGAAGACGCAGGCGGCGGTATGGGGGGATCATACGATCGAGGCTGACCGTAGCCGGTTTTATATGGATGAGCTTGACAGGGAGAATTTCCGGGATCGTCTTCTTAGCGGAAAGATGTTCCGGAATCATTTCGTTGGCTTCGACTACTATCGTCCGGAGGTATGGAGTCCGAGGGAGGTTTTCCATCCTGATGTGAAATACCCGCAATATGGGTCTTATGTGGGTCGTCTTCATTATTACGAGGGTGTTGAGTTGATATCAAAATACGGTCATAAGATGACGGCAAAGGATAAGCGTCGTATTATGGGCGGTGACGATGATTATGAGGGATGGGTATCTAATGACGGTACTAGGTATGACTGGAAGAAAAAGAAGCCGTCTATTACCGGTATGTATGAGAATGAGGTTATTCCATGGAAAGGATACCATGACTATGAGTCTATAGTTGCCGCTGAGGACTATTATGGTGTTCCGATGGGCGAGTACCACACCTTCGGGCCGGACGGGGAGGAACACACCCAGCCCCGCTTCTTGCCCCGCTTCCATCCATTTGGCTATTTTAACTCTGACATGTCCAATGGCAAGAGATATGAGATAGACTCTCGCCTTTTTAGGGTCATGGAGGGATATTGGGTATCCATGAAACCGGTATTCTTAATAACTTACATGACGGAGACCGGGATGGTGGATCAGGAGCTTGTTACCGATGAGCTTCTCCCGGAGTTCTTGGAGAAGAACGGGATAAAGAAGGTGAAGAGGGTGATGGCAGAAGCCGTTGGTGATCCTGAGGTTAATACCTATATCTTGGAGTATGTGCCTGAGGTTAGGTTTGGAGTTAAGATCACCGGAGGTAATTTAATGGATAAGCCTATATATATTGGTGGGGATCCAATACCTCATCAGATACATGGTGATAGCAGTCTGTATGATTATGTCATTCCGGTTTCGGGATTTATAGGGGTTAGTCTAGCTGATCGCATACAGCCGTTCCAGATGATGTATAACCTTGCTATGAACCAGTTATACAATAACGCCGAGAAGGAGATCGGTAAGTTTTTCTTAGGTGACTTGGGATTCCTGCCTACTGAATATAAGGATATGATGGACAAGAAGGGAGCTTTGGCTACTTTTATGCAGATCGTGAAGTCCGTCTCGTTTATGGGCGTAGGTGGTAATGACACAAACAATCCTTACCAGAATCCGCAGATGAGCAGCATATATAATCAGTTCGGTGTATATGATCTTACTAATACGGATCAGATAAGATCCCGTATGGAAATGGCTTCTTACGCCTATATGATGGCTTATAGGATGATAGGTATATCTGAGCAGGCTATGGGTCAGTCAACTAGATACGAGAGTTCTACGGGCGTAAAACAGGGAGTTAACGCTACTATGCTACAGACCCAGACTTACTTTAATGATTTCGATGACTTCAAGAAACGGACATTGGATATTCATCTAGCCGTGGCTCAAGTATGTCAGAAGGAAGGATACGATTGGACCGTGATGTACAGAAACAGCGATCTTTCCTTGGCTTACATCAGTCTTACGGATAATAGCTTGTCGTTACGTCATCTTAATGTTATGGCTGTCTCTAATTCCAAGAAACGTCTGGAATTGGAGAATTTGAAACAATATATATTACAGACAAATACGTTAGGTAATGACTTACTTGATATCACTAGGATGATGAGCGCCAACTCAACGGCTGAGATGAATCAGATCGGAAGGGATGCTAGATCTTACGCCGATCGTGTAAGGCAAGAAGAATACCAGAATCAACAGCGACTTGTCCAGCAGCAAGCCGAGGCCGAGCAACAGGCACGTAATGATGAGCATGAGAAGGATAAGGAGCTGGCTTATATCAAGGGCAACTTCGACTTAAGGGGTAAGAGCATAATGGCCGCCGGTCAAGCGGCTAGGACCGAGAACAACTCTGAAGGCATGGATTATGTCGAGGCTATGGCTGATAGGGCTTTAAGGGAAAGAGATCTTGATATCAAGGAAGAGGATATGAGAACCAGACAGGCTAACGCCGAGGCTGAGCGAAGATCTCGTGAGGAGATAGAGAAAAGGAAGTTGGAATTAAAAGAAAAGGAGATAGACGCTAGAAACAAACGTTCTGATACAGATAGGTTTACGTCAATAATAAACAAGAATTGATTACAAGTTTTGTAAATATTTTTACAAAATCTGTAATCATTTTGGCGTAAAATTCTGTCATATACTATAATGGGTTTGATTTAATTGGTAATTGGATTAATAATACTTTTGTAAAAAGCAAAAAAGGAAATTGTATGAATGACATGGGTGATTTCGCTAAGGGTTTTAAGACCATGAGTGTCGAGGAACTTTTTTACCGTGGTGACGGTGATGGCGATAAGAATAATATCGAGGGTAAATATGATAAGGATGGTAATCCTATAGGTGATACCAAGGAAGAGCCTGCCGACGGCGGAGCGGCTGACGGTGGCGGGGATAAGGGCGGCGACGCTACCAACCCAGACCCGGATTCCTTTGGCGAAGGCGGTACTGATAATAATAACGTGGTATCAGTGTTTAACGGGAAATCTTTCTTGGAAAAGATGGCCGCTAGAGGTATCATCGACAGTATCGATAACCTTGATATTATGGTAGATGACAAGCCAGTTGATCTTTCTACTATCACAAAAGAAGATGATCTACTTGATATAGTGGAGGGATTGATCAAGGATAAGGCCGATGAGTTGTTGAAGGATAAGGTTGATACCGGTTCTATGTCTGACTTCATGAAGAAGATGATAGAGGTGGATAAGGCTGGAGGTAACGTAGGTCAGCTTCTAAACCAATATCAGAACATTCAGGCGCCGTTGGACAACCTTGATATGAGCAACAAGAATGATCAGCTTGCGGTCATCCAGCATTATTATAAGATGTTGGGTATGCCGGAAGACGAGATAAAGGATAATATGGAGATGATGATTGGTAAGGGCGATGAGTTCATTGAGTCCAAGGCCAATAAGTTCCATGATATCCTGAAAAAGGAGATGGATAACCTTATCGAGGAGGAGAAGAAAAAATCCGAGAAAAGGAAACAGGAGTTGATTGAGCAGATGAAGATCTATAAGAAAGGTCTTAAGACGTCTATAAGCTCAGGGTTCCAGTTGACTGACACGATGATAGGTAAGGCTGTCGATTTCGTTACCAAGCCGATAGACAATCAAGGTCATACGGCTATAGATAAAGCTTATTCGGAGGCTATCAAGAATCCGGACATGGCCGCTGATCTGGCTTTGTTCTTGATGAATAAGGACGAGTTCCTTAAACAGAAGACTAACAAGGCTAAGATGGAGGTCAATAAGAAGACCATCACTCTTCTTTCTGGCAATAAGGGAGGAAAGCAAAATAAGAATAATATCGATAATGATACTATAGAGGCTAACTTCCTTGATCTGAGTGGATCAAAGAGTGTATAACATTAAAAGATAGATAATTATGAATCCTTTTTTAACAAAAAGTTTTCCGGCTACCGTGAATGGTGATAACGTTATCGCCTTCACCGACGCCAAGAACTATAAGACTTCGCTCGTGGAGCATAACCTAGGCTCATTAGCGAGCTGGTATTATGAGAATCCGGACAAGAATTTCCTTGGTATGTTGAACCTGTTCTCTAACATCGCCAACTATCCTGTCCCAATGTATATGGGTATGATTAATAACGGCGCTACGATCTCCGTTAACGGTATTGGAGCTTCTTTCCGTTATGATTTACCTGTTACAAAGACATTCGCTGTCGTTACGGCTGAGGATACTTCAGGTCATCATCTAAAACCGGGTATTGACGGTAGTTTGTTTGATATCGTTTTGAATACTTCTGAGTTTACGGCTTATGATGTCATTACCTATGACGCCGCTAACGGCTGTAATATCCTTATCTCAGGTGAGATCCCGTCTAAGACAGAAGGAGATTTGACACGTTATTGGGGTCGTGTTATTGGCGGTAAGGCTAAATACTTCCCTAAAGAGAAATTACGTCCGGGTATCCGTTATTGGAAGATCGGTCATGCCCTTGGTGAGTACAGTACCCAGTTCTCTAAGGTATCTGGAGCTGACAAGGCCGGTTCCATGACTTGTGAGTTCCGTTTAGGAAACCACCGTGGTGTTGAGGGTGAGACAACTATGTATGCTGGTATGAAGTCCATGCAGGCCGCCCAGAATAGCACTTCAGAGTTCGTGGAGACTGCCCTTCGTCGTATGAATGCCATGAGAAGCGAGTATGAGGGTAATATTCCTGATTTGGCTATTATCGGCAAGACTGTTAATGGTAGACTTGATTTACGTACGGCTAAGGTAGCGTCCACGCTGGAGGTATTCTGTATGGCTGAGTTGGTTAAGCTGGAAGCTAGACAGTTGATGTGGCAAGAAGGTGGTATTATTATGGATCAAAATGGTCCTATCCATTTGAATGAGGGTATCTACCGTCAGCTTCGCCGTGGTTATACTATCTACTATAGTCGCCCGATGGGTATTACTAAGGATACTCTTATGGCTGCTGCCGCTTATATTTTCCGTGGTCGTCAAGATCTTCCTATTACGGAGCGTAAGATTAAGTTCAAGGTAGGAGCTATGGCTATGGTCAACTTAGAGAAGTTGATTAGAGAGGCTTTCTTTACTACGTTGAGTAATTTGAGCTGGGGTATGGGTAGTGACCGTATGTTGCCTTCTAATCCTATCTCTGGTACTAATGATGCTATGATCTTAGGTCCGGTACAGGTTAAGGGCGCTTTTCTTCCCGGCATCGGAAATGTAGAGTTCGAGCACGATCCTTCTTTGGATTACGCTGACATGACAGATCGTAGCGAGTTAGTGAATGGCATGTATCCTAGATCCTCTTATTCTTGTATTATTGAGAATATCACTGACGCTGGATCGACTAACGCATATTCCGCTATTCCTAATACGGCTAACGCTAAGTTAGGTAATATGAATAACAACGTATTTTATATCAAGCCAGAAGGCGTAAGCATGTGGTGGGGTTATGAGTACGGTCGTTGGGCGCACAAAGCCAACGGAAATGAGATCGTATCATCCTTGCCGGGCATGAAAGAGCAATTCTGGTGTCACTCAGCTTCCGCGGCTTGGGTTATGGATAACAGCAAGTTCTTGATCATCGAGCTTCAACCGAACTACTTCGGCTAAGTTTTTTTTTCATATGTAATTTGGTTTTTAGAGGGGAGGATATTCCTCTCCTCTTTTTTTAGGAAAGTAACGCAAAAATAAGGAAATGAAAGAGATTTTAAAATCAAAGAAGGTATTGGTCGAGGTAAACGGCTTCAATATCATGTCAGATACCTTGTATGAGGTAGTAGGTAAACACGACGGAAGCGCTCCGCAGGCCTTCCAAGACGCCAATATAGCCAAGGCTCCGTTCCCGGAGAATGCTACTCACGTATGTTGCCCGTGGGATGATTTCTCAGAGGTTTACAATACCGGTTTTTATCCAAGATCAAGATGTTATAATGGCATGGATAAGAATGAGGTTGATAAGTTGGTTGATCAGCGTGTCAATAATATAATGAAGCCTTTTGAGAATATATCCCAGAAGGATCTTTCCCAGACCAATTTCGAGTTTTGGGATGATGCTAAAGACAAGATCTATATGGGTAAGGTTTATAACACGGCTAATACCGTTGAGTTATTTTATTTATATCTGGCTGTATTTTCTGGCATGTTGACTCCTCAGGAAATGGATGGTGATCCTATTTTCATGAACTCCATGTTCTGTTTCATTGAGAAAGACAACGCCAAGGATTTCGTTCAGCAGCGTGAGATCAATAAGATGAATATCAGCTATAAGTTCATCGACGCCCTTAAGAAAGGTGGCAAGGAACGTCAGGCTGTCATCGACCTTCTTCTGTACATCGGTATCGTGACCCGTCCTGATTTTACAGAGGATGATTATTACACCGGATCACTATCAAACTGGATGAACGAGAAGAAGACCAACATCGATTATCTGCTTGATATCTGGGATCGTTCATTGGAGGGTGATTTTAAGGAAGTTCTTGAGTTCTATCGTATCATAAACGTCCTTCAACGTAACGGTCGTATTAACATGACTCCATCCGGCTTGCAATATAATGGTCAGATCATAGGCCCTGACACCCGTACGTCCGCCGAGTTCTTGGCTACCAAGAAAGATCTTATCAGTGTAAAGGCTAATGTCTTGGATGAGTACGAGGAACTTATGTCTATTTCTAATATAGACGATAAGACCAAGAAGGTTAAGGATGTCAAGAAGAAGGAAGACGTAGGTGAAGGTGATAAGGTTAATACGGAGGAATGACGATGACGATCCAAGAAGCGTATCTAAGGTCTTTGCAGAAGAATGAGCAGAATCTCGCTAATGGTGGGATTAAGCTTGATCCCGGGAGGTTCGTGCTTTTGTTCAACGAGGCTCAGGATAGGTTGATAAGATACTATCTTAATAGGAAGGATGATGAGACCATCCGATCTATACAAACTCTTCTGGTATACTGGAAATCGCTTAATAAGATCAATCATATTGATGACCCCGAATCGACATCATTCGGTCTTCCTGATGATTATTTATGGTTCTCAAATATAAAAGGAGCGTTTTCTTATAACGGATGTGAGGTTGGAGATTTTGTCATGTGGGAGGCTAAGAACGAGAATGTTCATGAGCTTCTTGGGGATGATAACAATAGGCCTTCTTTTGACTATCGGGAAACGTTCTACACCATAGGTGACGGGAAGGTCGTGGTGTATGAGGACGGCTTTCGTACAGACGAGGTCAGGATGACCTACTACCGGAATCCGGTACGGGTGGATCTGGCCGGGTACATCAACGCCGCCGGTGAGCGGTCCACGGACATCGACCCTGAGCTGCCCGATCCTTTGGTGGAGGAGATTTTGGATATGGTCGCCAAGCAATTCAACCTTAACGAGAATGAGTTGCAGAGGTATCGGTTTGATAAGGATAATGTGGCTTCTTTTAGATAAACACCGTTAGTTTGATCATTAAGCCTACTCGGAAACGGGTAGGCTTTTTGTTTTACATAAAATGTAAACATCATATTATGTCGTATACTCACGACCTCATTTTATTGCGGTGATGTTGTTTATGATTATGTTTGCGTTAGGTAAATGATTTTTAAATTAAAATATTGATAATATGTTGCACAGACCGCAAGACAGGGTACTTTTCGTATCCCCACACGCTAAGATGGTGGATGTTGATTCCATCTTATTAAAGGAAGGACAGATCGGTATTTACGATACTAAAGATACTTCCGAGAACGGTTGTAAGGCCGTGATTGATTTTACCGGTAAGCCTCGTAATGATAAGCGTTATGAGATCCGTATCGGTCGTAATGAACAAGCGGCTTCCCGCTCTATATATGACAAGGATTTTTCCACGCCTTTGTTCTCGTTGAATGAGATCACCGAGATTTACGCTTCCTGGCCGAAGAAGGATCACGCTTATGTCGATGACGTTATCTTAGGATACAATGGTGTCTCTGACGACACGGCTTTCTCCGTTTCCAAGGGCGACCGTATCGTTATCCGCTTGATTCTCGCCGGCAGGGCTTTCGAGCTTCTTGGCTACGAGGAAGGTCGTGTTGAGATCTTTGACGCTATCCTCTTGGATGATTGCGACAATACCCCTAATCAATGCGAGGAATGTGATCCTTGCGAGGAGGTTGATTTGTTACCCGCCGTATTGAAGTGTATCGAGCGGATGAAGAACCAACCTATTGCCGGTGGTGGTAAATTATCCGATTATATTGATATCATTCCGGTTACAAGATGTACTAATGAGGCTACTGAGCCTGAGACGGAGGATGTCAATTTCTATTGCATGGAGGTATGCGATACTGGTGATGATCTGGCATTAGCTGAGGTTCGCGCTCAATATCCAGGATTGAAGATCGTACGTGAGACTATCGAGGGTAGCATGTCACGTTATAAGGTGATGAAGAAAGGCGCTAAACCGGCTGATTATACTCAACGTCTGATCTCTATCATGAAAGGATGTACGGATTGTCCTCCTAACTATACCGAGGTTAAGGGTGGTTATCTGTATTCTATCTCCTTGGAGGATGACGGTGTTGATATGTCTACTACGGTGGAGTCATTGCCTAACGTTGTAGCCGATACGGTTAATAAGATGAGTCAGATCAAGGGATCAGGTTTGTATATTGCCGCTACTTCCAAGAAATTGACGGATGAGGAGATCTCTACTTTCGTGGAGGCCAATCCTACGGCTATTATCTACTATGTGGCTAAGACATCCGATATGTGTGAGAATCCTACGGTTCGTACCGCTTCTTGGTCGGCTTGTGGTTCTTGCAAGGTATCCGCCGAGAAGTATTATATCACGATCCCGGATGATGAGTGCGGAAACAGTGCGTTGGAGGAAATCAAACAGGCTTTCCCGGAACTGGAGATCACTGACTACGGTACTCCTGCGGCTTGCCAGCATAGCTTCCAGACAACGGTATATACTAACATGTTGTGTGATGAGTGCGACAAGGTGTTCGAGGGATTCTTCACCAGCGAGGCTCCGGCGTCCTACCGCAACCGTATGTGGAAGAAATTGGAGTCGGCTCAGGAACTTGGTACTAACTGCAAGTGCGGTATCCGTTTCCGTGGTAAGGAAATGTTATTATCTCCGTCAGAGTGCTTGATGGATAAAATGACTTATGTAGAGGATAGCGTTGAGATCGTTGGCGCTAGCGGAGGTTATCCTGATTCTCTTGACGAGGGGTCTCCTATCTGGTGGGATCAGCTTCACTTCGAGAGATTGTCCAGCAAAGCCCCGCGTACTCATGTTGGCGGCAATATGATGGATGATGAGTTGAAGGGTTACGCTCATTTCAACGGCTTCCCGAAACATCAGGACTTCATGGGACGGACATTCATGAACGAATACAGCCGTGTTGAACAAACAGCCCAATATGTGGACTTCCAGATCACGATTAATCCTCATAGATACTCTCAAGGATTCGGTAAGTATATCGCCGATGATCCGGTTAATTTGATATTACGTGTACGCTATGGTGCTCATGAGGGTGTTCAGGAGATGATTAACATGATCGGTGCTGCCGCTGGTCTTGGCCCGGCCATCGTAACCGAGCCGAAATAAAGAACCTTTTTTGCGTTCATATATTTCCTAAAGGGGAGAGATTCAATTCTCTCCCCTTTTTTGTTATCTTTGAGGCAGTAGAATTAAAATATGATATTATGTCGGCTATTAATGAGTATTTAAAGAGACTGGCTTCCATCTTCGGTAGCATGGGTTTCTCCGTTCCGCCAGATGACTTCTCAGGTGTTGTCATAGACGGAAAGACGTATCCGGTCATGATGAGGAATGACGGGTGTTACGTGTACTTCGATGATAAAGGAGTAAAGAGACTTGTAAGCGAGGTCCCTAAAAAGGACTATCAGTTCATTAACATCAAGGACGCCCGTGTGTCGATCGTCAACCAATGTTATCGTACTCCGGGAGGTCAGGTAGAGGCTCGTATCCATACCTATATGAATAATAAGGGTGAGATATTGGCCGAGAAGATATTTATCATCAACTCTTCAGATGTTGATACGCCTATTGGTACGGAATTGGATAAGATTCCTGCCGAGTGGGTAGCTATAGATTGTAGCATAGCGGAGATGACCGATCGGGAGTTGATATTCGTAAGTAAATGTTACGCCACGGAAGGGGGCAAGGTCCAGATCGAGGGCGTTGAGTCGGTAGACCCCCGCCTGAACCCGGAGGTATCCCATTATGAGGTGGTGAATACGACTGACGATAGCAATCCTATCGGTACTGAGTATGATAAGATACCCGATACATGGAGTCGTATAGTATGTGATTTCCCGGACATGACCCAAAGGGAGATAATACCGGTGCTTAAATGCTTTGATACCGGGACCGGAAGGGTACAGATAGAGGGATATAAGATATTTGATTACGAGATGGGTACCAGAAAGGAATGGTATCGCATCAAGCAAAGTACCGATCCTGATAATCCGGTAGGTAAGTTTATCACCAGCATAAGCGATGACTGGGTTGAGGTCGTTTGTGACTTCACGGATATGGAGGACCGGGATATTGAGGTAACTGTAGAATGTTATAAGACACCGGCCGGTAAGGTGAAGCTGGAGGTTCTCACGTCATGGGACGGGAATATAGGAGTTAGGGATAAGAACTATAAAGTCCTGGAGACTACCGACCCGTCACAACCTGAGGGCGCCAGCTTCAGTTCCTTGCCAGATACGTGGGTAAGGACTGTCTGTGATTTCGACGATATGGAGGAGCGTGACATCAGGTCTTATGTCGAGTGTTATGACGGAGGCAATGGCAATGTCAAGCTTCGTAGGTTGGTTTCTTATGACTCCAAGATAAAGGCAAGATACGTCCGCTTCGAGGTGCTTGAATCGGATGACTCCGGCTTCGTTCCGGGGGCCGAACTGGCTACCCTCCCGGACGGATTCTCTTTGGTGTCTTGTGATTTCACGGATATGGAAGATAGGATGCCTATTGATATCGAGGAGTGTTACAAGACATCAGCCGGAAGCGTACGCATGAGACATGTGGTGTCTTATGACGGTGATCTTGGGAAAAGAAACCAGTTCTGGGAGATTGTGGACTCGTCTGATAATAAGTATGGGCTAGGAAATAGGATAAATAATATCCCTGCGGATTTTATCCGTGAAAGGTGTGCTCTAGAAAGGTTGGATGATCGTATTACCAGAAATGCGGTAGAATGTTACTCGACACCGGGAGGATCGGTAAGGATTAAATCCACTTACGTTATCAACCCTTTAAATCATGTTAGGTCGTATAATCATCATGTATTGAGTTCTACAGATAATGATATCCATGTTGGTACTCAATATACCTCTTTGCCATCTAATTTCACTCGTATCGAATGCGAGGAGCCGGATTATATGGATCGACTTATCGATACCACTGAGACTTGTTATGATACCGGAAAGGGTACGGTGAAGATCAGGAGACAGGAGTCGTTGAACGGAAATCTGGATGTAAAGACTTTCGACTATAAGATCGTTGAGTCTACCGACCCCGATCATCCTATCAATACTACCCCTACGCAGACGATTATTAACGGCTGGACGGTTATCAGTTGTGATCTTAATATCATGGACGTGGATGATTGTTATGAGATCGGTGGTCATAAGATACATTTGAAGGGATTCAGGACAGTCAATCCGGCGTTACAGGATATTAAGTCTATATTGTATGTCGTGTACTCTGATCATCCTGATTACAATGTAGGTGATGAGCTTACGTCTATACCGGATGGGGCTAAGGTGACGATCTGTGATTACGCTGATAAGAGCCAAAGGCATATGGTCCCGGTGCGGGAATGCTATGAGGTGGCCGATGGCCGGTTCTATGTGGAGGGGAGCCGGTTGATTGATAACAATATGGTCGTAGAGCGGACGTCGTTGATGGTGATGGAGTCATCCTCCCCGACCTACCCTGTAGGGACCACGCTGACCTCCATCCCCGATGGCGCTACTATCGTGGCTTGTTTATGTCAAACCTGTTAATATCAAGGCTATGGTTAAGGTATGTAATGATTATTATATGATTGACGCCCTAGCCGGCGGTGAGGTCATAAGGAAAAGGAAATATCGTCGTGAGAATACGATGATCGGATATAAGTGGTATGATTATAATGGGTTCGAGGTAACTGACCCCATTGAGATATCACGTCTTGACGGATTGGCTACTAAGCATCAACGTGTTGATGAGGCTTATGATGATCATGCCATTTTCATGTCGTCAACAAACTACGTTAACAGCGTTTCCGGTATACCTATGGATAAGCATATGGTTGTCGTTGAATGGAGACCGGATAGCGAGCAAGGTTTTGTCACCATGGCTCATAATGAGGGTCTTGACGGGGACAGCTATTATATAGTTGTTATCAATGCCGGAGATAAGCAGGCTACGATCTACACCCCCGTGGATCCTGAGGATCCAAAGGATGGGACTTCCCGTGCGGTTGATGGCGATAACGTTTCTGTTGGCGGATCATATGTCTCTATATCCCCCAAGCAAGTAGAGAGGATAAGGGCTACTTTCCGTGATGGTAAATGGTATTATGAGTTAGTCACAAAAACATATCCTAGTAATACCGGAGGCATTAAGATCGGGGATGTTGATTTTGTGACGTTCAGATATTTATGGGAATCAAGTTCCGGAAGGGACTTGGACACGATGACGGAAGCCCTTAATTCTAATGTTCCCACCATAGATAATCTTGCTGTAGGTTGGTCTGGTCCCGGAAATGGAGATAGCTCTGTTAGAGAAGTTCTTAAATGGGGTGGTGATAATACCGGTTCTGGTAAGGAATGTGTTTGGATGTCGGTGAAGGATTTAAGGGCTAAATATTATGATATCCTACCTGAAGAGACGTATTTCATGGCCTACGCTACATGGTTTGGATCTAAAGGTACGGGTAAATGTTCTTTTGGACTTGTTGGATACAAGGGAGGTACGATGAGCCAAGATGGATATAATTTCATCAATACCGGTGGATCTGTGGTGTATCAAAATACGTATGATTTTGTTTGTCATACTAGTAAGGGTTCATCTACGTATAAGACATCCTACGAGAAGGTGGCTCGTGTTACCTACAATAAGCTCACTAACGAGGTTTATATGTCCATCGGTGACGCTATAGATCAGGAGGATAATTATGATAAGTTAGAGCGAGAGATCAATAATATAAAGGAAAGACTTAGCGATGTCGAGAGCGAGTTGGCTGTCGTAAGACGTATAGCTGAGGGCAAGAACACGGCGTATATCTTTGATACGGTCGATGCCATGAATGAGTGGCTGGCGGTTCCGGAGAACACGGCTAAGCTCCGTGTGGGAGACAGCTTCTGGATCAGGGAGCAGAAGGTACCTGATTATTGGTGGGATGGAACTCAGGCTTTAGAGCAGGAAGGCCCGAAGGTTGATTTATCTCCTTATTATACGAAAGACGAGATTAATAATATTGTCAATGATATCAATCAGAAGATAGAGGATAAGAGTACGTCTATTATCTTCGATACTTATATCCAGATGAAGTCTTTCGTGGATGATCCAACTAACGCCGATAAGCTTAAGGAAGGTATTATCTTGTTGATACGAGAAAAAAATGTACCTGATTATTATTACGATGGAGCTGGGATAGTTAAGATGGAAGCCGACGTAGAGCAATGCCTTTATGTTACTTTGACTAATAAGCCTACGGAAAGCACTATAAGTTATACCCAAGATCGGGAGGTGACTAATTTCGCTCCTGGAGCTATAGCTAGATGGGTTGACGCTGACGGCAATGACGTGTTTTATAAGCTTGTTGAGATAGTAGGTAGTAAGGCTAAGTGGATTACCCTTATCGATACTAAATACGGTAATGTGACGCTACAGAGCACTTACGACAAGAATTATGAGATCGTAAATATCGTATCTGGGTCTAGGTTGCAGGCTATAAATAGCGAGAAGAATGATATCAAGTTCGTTAATAGTGCTACGGGTAACGTGATTGTCGTGTTGAATGGTACCGTATCAGGGGGAGCCAAGAAGCTGGTGAGTATGCTGGCTGTGAACGAGGTAGTCTTGACCCCCGGAGCGGCGGTGTCGTTTACCCGGAACGGCGATGAGTTCGTGCTCACGGAGTTGTTTGGCGTTACTATCTTCCCCGATCTGGCGGATGCCAATCGTGAGGGAGAGTGGGTAATGAGCGTAGGCATAACCGGTAAACCGATCCTTATGGAGGTAAAGGAGATGCGTAAGTGGGATGAGGGCATAACCAAGGAGCTTACGATAGATGAGCTTAACGAGAAGTTTCCTAACGTGGATATCGGATTCGCCGTCGTATGCAAGACCATCAACAAAGTATATGAGATGGTTAATGGATATAAGGAATGGGTGTCTTATGATATAACCTCAATAAATTAATGGTATGGCTTTTTTAGTAGGATACGACACGGTAGCGTCCTATGTCACGTTTATAGTGAATGAGGATAGATTCCCTTGTTTTGATGGTAAGGGTGCTGATTATATACCCGATCCGATAATATCACTGAGTGTTTTTAATCGCAATCTTAGGTTCTCGACATCTAAACCGGGATTCGTGGATGTTGATTGGGGGGACGGGACAAAGGATCAATATCCTTTAGTTAAGATATCTGATGGTAGTTATAGGATTGTATTCAGGTCTCTTGACATTGAGTATAAGAAGAATCCGGATGATACCGTATGGTGGTATAAGAAAGAGGATGGTTCACAATACATACCTGTCCCTCCACATAAGTATAGCGATATCAGGCGTAGAGAGGTTACGATGAGGTTCTCTAACGTAATTGATGGGGAATTTAATATGGATGGTATTGTCCTTCATGAGTTCCCTATAGCTAATCTTCCTGATATAACTTATTTTGCTGTGGTTAGATCCGTTTTAAAAAATGGTGATATCCCATATGACAGGATAAGCAAGAGCGTTAATCTTCGTAATATACAGATGGGATCTTTTATTCATCCTGGTGTATGGAGTAATTGGCCAGAAGGTTTTTTAAATATGAAAGATCTGATGTATTTCGGATGCAATAGCGTTTTTAACTTTGGGGATGATCCTGATTCTAATTGGAGAAGATTCTCTGAATGGAAGAATCTTACTAATTTTAACTTCAACTGGTGTAATATTCCTTCTTATGATCCGGCTTTTAATTCTATCCCGGCAAAAGATATAGGAATTATAAGCGATCGGAATAATATACCTGTATTTGATGAGGTGGATAAGGTTGGAGATGATAAGACAGGCGTTACCTTTATGGCTGGTGGTAGCTCATGGAAACAAGATCTGGTAGGAGGTAAGTTGAATAAGATTCAGTGCGCGTATTGTGATTCAGGCACGGTGCCGGTAGATGATCTTCCGGATTGGTTGTATGAGGTAAGGGAATTTAGGGTATGGACTTTGTATGATGGTAGATTTATAAATACGCAGGAGAGGGCTGATACATTCGTAAATACATTTTATGATAAGATAATGTCGTGGAGTTATATAACGATGTCGCAGACGGCTTCTGACGGTAATAGGAATCAGTTTTATAAACTTACCTTAGATTTATATACTTCCGTAGTTCCTACCAACAAGAGACCATCTGGCGTTTATCAAGCCCCTGAGGGGTTTGTTAAGGGTGTTAGCAACGGTAATCCTACGACGCCTATGGAGAAGGTGTATGTACTTACCAACAACTACGGGCAGACATGGGTCTTGGCCCCTGCCCCAGCTTCTAAGGCCGCCCTTACGAGGGCAAGGCGGGCGGGGAAGGCTAGGATTACCCCGTTCGTCCTTGGCGTAAAGGACGGTCATGTATCCGTGCTCAGCGGAGATGTATTGGATGATAATATGAGTAAGTATAATTTCGCCGACAAATACGAGGCTATGGATATCTGTAACGATCTGGGATTGGACAGCTCACCGGTTGTCGAGTATTTCAGGAGAATAGAGGAGGGAGAGGTATGAAGTTGATATGCAAGGATACGAATAAAGGCTCTATAACCTTTTTTACTAAGGGTAAATACGCTTTTAGGGGAGTTAACAGGAATGATACTACTGATGATGTGCCTGATCCTATATTGGATGGTAATAATTATAATGAGATTATAGGATTTTATTCTAATGCTCCCGGCATGTGCGAGGTTGATTGGGGAGATGGGAATAAAGAGCAATTCCCTTTTGTAAAGGCTAGGAGTGGATCTATATATGGTCAATATAGGTTGATGTTCAGGAGAAGGGATATAAGTTATCGTAAGAATCCCGACAGTCACCCATGGTGGTTTTATAAGGATGACGGGAGTGAGTATATCCCTGTCCCCAATCATACTTATGATGATGGCATGGATAAGGAGCGTGTGATATCCATGTCTTTTACCAATGATGTTACGATGATGGAATCCTATAGGATTATGATGGTAGGTTTCCCTATACTTGATATGCCTAGCCTTATCAATATAATTATAAGTATTCCTGGGGATCGTACCATAACAGATATACCAAAGGATAGGATAATGAGATCGGTAAATATAGAGCGTATAACATTAAGTGAGTTTGGTGTGGATACGTTGACGTCCATCCCGGAGGATTGGAATAGACTAACTAAATTGAAAGGTCTGGATTTGTCCAGGTCTATTGACTTTAGTGATACCGAAGCTTCCAATATAAGGAAATTCCCTTCCATGTGGCCTAATTTGGAGATATTGCATTTAGCTGGTGGAAGGGTTAGGGTATATCCAAGGGAATGGCTGTCTTTTAGCAAGCTAAGAGAATTATATATATCCCCGGGAGTGGCTATGCCATCGTTTGATCCTAATACATGCCCGGCTATGGATGAGGTGGATAGGATAAATTCTAGTTTAAAAATTTTCAGTCATATAAACAGATGGTATGGATCCGTTGTAAGTTGGCATCCGTATATGAGTGGTAAGGGGTTGGAAAACATTGAGAGTCTCGACGCTTCACATAGTTATAGTAATATAGATGTAAGTAATCTACCGGATTATATATATGAGATGAGGTCTATGAATAGCTTTTATATGCATTTCTGCGTGTCAACCCAAAGTCGATGTGATACGTTTATATCAACATTATATGATAAGGTAATGGGATTTAATTATCTCACTATGTCCTCCTATGCTTCTGATGGCGAAAGGAATCAGTTTTATGGATTGTATTTAACTATGTATTCGGCTTCCAGTCCTATTGATAAAAGACCTAGTGGCGTATTACAGGCACCTTCTGGTTTTATAAAGGGTCAGTCTAATGGCTCTCCGTCGACTCCTATGGAGATGGTTTATGTGCTTATGAATAATTATGGATGGAGGTTTAGTATGGCACCAGAGGCTTCGGTGTTAAGGTCAATACGATCTTCTGATATTGACACGAGGTCGTATAAGCCATATAAGCTTATCGTATTTGACGATGGGCGTACCTTTGTAGGCAATGGAGATGTTTTAGCTCATGATACGGATAAGGTATTATCGTTTGGGGGTCAACCAGAAGGGGAGTATTTGTGTGATTCTATGGGATTGGACAGGAATGTTATTGTAGAATATTTTAACAAGATAGGTAATGGCTAAGACATTATATAAATATGAGGCTTCATCAAATAAGTTCGTGTGGTTCACCACATGGGATAGGGCACTTAGAAATTATTATACCGATGATTATAATTATGTACCTGATCCTGTCGTTGGTAATCCTTTTAATACGTTTGTCGAGTTTAGATCCAGAAAGCCCGGTATGGCTAATGTGGATTGGGGGGATGGAATAAAGGAGCAGTTTCCTATGACCAAGGTTCAAGGGCGGGATAATTATTGTATTATATTCCGTTCTTTGGCAATACAACACAAGAAAAATCCCAATACTACGTGGTGGTTCAGGAAGGAGGATGGATCGCAATACGTACCTATAGATAATCATGCTTACGCTGATGGGAGGAGGGACGTGCAACGGGCTGTGTCGATAGATTTTACTTGTGATATTTATTATGCCAATATCCAAATTTGTAAGATGACGGCTTTCCCGATTGTGGATATACCAGGACTTGAGTTTTTGGGCATATCCCATACGATGTATGTTAATGACGGTATACCTGTAGACAAGTTGTCAAGATCCAAAAAGTTAATTTATATCGATCTTCAAAATATAGGGCGAAGAATGACCGTAATTCCTGAGGCTATAACCAGTAAGACAGAGGTATATTATTTAAATATGTTTAATATGCTTGATCTTAGGGATATAGAGGCTAGTGGGATAAGAAATATAAAGAATATGAAAAATCTTCAAACCCTTGGATTGTCTTCATGTTATTTGGATAGGTATATAAAGGAGTTTAATGATCTTCCTAAATTAACTTCGTTGAAAATACATCCTGGCCCTTCTGATATGTGGAATTATTTTGATATAAATACCCTTCCTTTTTTCGAGGTAGATAAGATAAATCCTAATATTACTGTTTTTTATTTTTTAGATGACTGGGTAAGTGGAGAAAGGAGGACGGGTTGGAATGATGATAATATGTCTGGAAGGGGATTGGAACATCTTACTAGTTTCTTTGCAACTCATAGCAATAGTCTTAGAATGGATAAGCTTCCGGATTATATTTATGAGATGAGGGCTATTACAGGGTTTGACGTGAATTGTTCTACTCATAGCCAGCAACGATCAGATGATTTCGTGGATTCTTTTTATAAACTGGTTACGGAATGGGATCAGATAACCATGACATCGGTAGCTAATGACGGAAAGAGGAATCAGTTCTATGGTCTTTCGGTAAGCATGTATACTGCTATTTATCCAACCGAAAGCCAGCGTCCTTCCGGCACGGAGCAGGCCCCAGAGGGATTCGTGAAAGGCTCGTCCAACGGGTCTCCCGCTACACCTATGGAGAAGATATATGTGCTAAAAAATAACTACGCCCAGAGATGGACGATTAAACCAGAATAATATTATGAATATCAATATTTTAAAACTAAATTGGGGGGGGGGTAAAATCCTATTTGCCTTATGATGAGAAGAAGGATGTTACCCAAAAGGAAGGTAATAGAGGTATTCGAGGAATTATCTCCTCAGGATAATGGATATTGGACGGTTCCTGATGGGGTCTATGAGGTTGAGTTCGCGTTGGTCGCCGGAGGTCTTAATGGAGAATATTCCGATATATATAATGCCGGGAGTGGAGGTAACGGAGGTGGTGTACTGACTGGGACTATACCCGTAAATCCAGGTGTTACATATAGGGTGGTTGTAGGAGATATAGGTGGTGATAGTATATTCGGTATATATCAGGCTATTGCCGGTAAAGGTGGAAGAGGCGGATATGGAGTTGAAGGGGATGGTAATGATCCTTCCCCGGGAAATCCAGGGCAAGATGGATCATATGTTTTTAATAACAAATATCCTGACCGATACCCTTATCCTATGGGCGCTGGTGGTGGATCGGGAGCTTATACAAGAGGATGGGATAAAGGCTTTTTATCCGGAGGTAAAGGTGGCAATCACGGAGGAGGTGATGGGGCTGGAGCTGAGGATACTGAGGGTGTTACTATTAATGGCGAAAATGGAGGTAATGCCACTTATTATGGTGGTGGTGGTGGAGGAGCCTCTAAAGCTTCTAGTAGTGGGGCTGCGAGCGGTCGAGGAGGATCAGGTTATCGTGGTATTATTATTTTGCATTATTTAAAAAACGGATAATATGGATAGAAATAGTATTATAAAAGAACTAGGTTCGTATTTTGATATAGTGGAATTAGTATGTCCTCATACATATAATAAGTGGAAGGACAGATCGTGGCAGTTTCTTGATACAGCGTTTCTCCATAATCTTCTTATATTACGGAGGGATATAATCAAACAGCCTATGTATTGTAATAACTGGGATAAGCAAGGGCAGTTTTCCCAACGTGGTCTTAGATGCAACATCTGTCAGATAGTTAAGGATAAGAAAGATGTTTATCTATCCGCTCATGTGTTGGGTAAGGCTGGTGATTTTGATATCAAGTCGATGACGGCGGAACAGGCTAGAGGCTTGATCTTGGATCATCAAGATATGTTACCATATCATTTCCGGCTTGAAGGGAAGGTGGGTTGGTTGCATTTTGATAGCCTTGATACTAGGAACGGTATACACGCTGTGGTGTTTTAGGTACTTAATGGTATAGTAGTTAACTTTGCGAGTAGGGTATAAAATGAAAGACAAAGACATGATAGAGCGAGTAGGGGCTTTGTGGAATATTGCGCTTGCGTATGGTGCCTCTTGTTGGGCTTATTTCCAGCCGGTACACCATTTATTAATTGTATTACTTATAGTATTAATAGCTAATTTTTTAGCTAGGTTAGCGCAAAGCATAAGGGGCTGGAAGCTCCGACGGAGTCGTAGAAGAAGGTTTAGTTTTAAGAGATGGTTTAGGGAGGTCAGGTTTACTGATATTCTTAAGGAGTTCGCTTTGTCCTGTTTTATAGTAATGACATTATGTGTTATATATAAGACGTTATACCCGATCGAGGAGGAGGCTAGCATGATACTTACCGTTACCAAATATGGGGTGTATATAGCTCTTGTTGGATATGTTATGCTTTTCCTGAATACGATAGGGGATGCTTTTGCTGACGCTTATCTGGTTAAGGTGTTCAAGGCTGTATTCAATAGGATAAACGTATTCAAGATGTTTGGCTTCTCTAAAAACATACCTGATGAGACGTTTGACGATATAAAGAAAATTGCGGATGATGAGGTTAAGGATAAGTCTTAGGGCTGTTTTTTGTTTAGGTCTGTCGCTGTTCCTGTCCTCTTGTGGAAGCAGGAGGCAGGTTAGCGAGGCGTCTATTGATAGCCGGCTGATAAGCAGGATAGAGATGATGATAAACGAGGTTATAGACCGCAAGATGGTGGAGATAAAGACCTCTGATCTTAATGCCGATATCGTTATAACTGAGAGGAAATTCGATACGGATAAGGATATTGATCCCGCCACGGGAGAGCGACCGGTATCGTCCGTGACTGACGCTCATATCGTCATCGGCCGGCGGGATAGCACGGTGACGACCGATTCCCTTGGCGTTGATAAGACGATCACCGGTATTGAGGATATTGATAAGAAGACAGACATCAAGCATAAGGATATAGACGATAATGAGGAATCAAGGTGGCCGATGGCTATTATCTTTATGTCGATCTTAGGTATATTGGTTGTATTATTCGTGTTGTTGAAAAGATTCGGATTGATAAAATAATAGGTGTACAAGAAACCCCATACACCTATTGGTTATCACCCCAGAAAAGAATTGCAAATATGAGGTCAGTCTCGGAGTCGAACCGAGGTATATGGTTTTGCAGACCACCGACTAAACCACTCATCCAACCGACCATGACGCGAATATATCCATTTTTTTTGATAATACATTCGTCCATCATTATTTTCGGATCTATTTTTCAAGATTCGTCTTTATAGTTATCTTTGTGAAAAAGAAATATAAATGAATCAGATCAATATCATACCGAAGATAATTCATGATAAGTTCGCCGCTAGGATTATCATGGATGATTACGATATAGAAAAACCTATCGTCATTACTGTCGTGGCTAGGCGTAACGATGGTGAGTATAATACCCAGATATTGACATACCCGACATCTGGCGTTGATTATGAGGGTAATGTAAGGATGGTGTTTTTCGATGTCGCCAGGTCTCATGTTTGCCAGATAACATCGGTATTTATCAACGGGCATGAGGTCAAGACATATTATACCGATGTCCCTGATCTTGATATGCAGGCTCGTTATGACGATAGCTTGTGCCGGTACGACAAGAAGGTTAACATGAACGATATCCGCTTGTCGTTTCAAGTACTGGAGACACGTGATCCAAAGGTGTTGCAGGTTCTGGATGAGTCGGAGTGGGGGCTGCTGGAGGATAGGAAGGCGATCATCGAGATCACTACGCCGGGTATGTCCGACCCCGTTACGTTGTTTCTTGGCAAGAATCAGGTCAATACCTTTACCAGCCTAACACTGGGTCTCAATTGTTTTAATTACGATGATTGTAATGTCAAGTATCTTGATCTTCCAGACGGTATATATGATATTAAGATCATAGGTAGCCCTTCTACTTACAACTTCAGTCGCAAGTATCTTAAGACGGATCTTATACGCAGACGTCTCGACCGGCTATGGATCAAGACCGATATCTTGTGTGAGGATAAGGATAAGGATCTTATAGGCAAGATACAGGAGATGGAGGCGCTTATGACTGTAGCGGAAGCTAACGTCAGGTTGGATAATATAGAGGCGGCTCATGAGATCATTGATCGTGTTGGAGAGCTTCTTGAGATGGCTACTAATTGCGTGGATTGTTGAATTTTAAAGATATAATTATGGGTTGTAATACTTGTAAGGAAAAGGCGTTAAGGGCCGAGAGAGAAAGGATTGAGAGAAGCATGATGAATCATTCTTCTTCTACCGTTGTTAGCGATATGGAGTACGCTTCTAGAAGTACCGCTGGTTGTATGGTTATGCAAGATCCGTTGCAGACCATGGAGCGTGACGTGGTTAGTATATATAAGCAAGTTCGTACCAAGGGTGATGGCGTTGGCGTATCTTATCTTAATATGCAGAAAAAGATCCGTGAATGGATCAAGAACCTGCCATATGGATGCCCGCCTGACGAGGAGGTACAGGAAATGAGAAAGGAGATTCTCGATGGGCGCGCAGAGCATATCAAACCTTGATAGAATAGATCTATGTAAGGTCGTAGACGAATGGCTGTCTTGTCAATGGGGTAGATACATGAGATACCATAGGTATAGGATCGGGGACAAGCCCGATATATCCTATTGGGGTAAGATAATTCGTCTGCAAAGGTCATTATGTGATAATGATTGCGGGTTATGCCCGGATGAGGTGAGATCGTTAAAGGAACGTGTTAATAAGTTGCTGGCATGAGAAAATACAGTTGTTCACATATAACCCCGTCCACTTGCGTACCTTATGAGGGTGATCTACCAGAGTGGTCAAAGCATAAGGACTCTGATGAGTGTGTTATGATCTCTGATGTGATAGAGGAGATATATGACGAGCTTACCCGTATTAGGGAGGCTATAGATGTCCGGGATCTTGGTGAGTCTTGCGTGAAGGTAAGTGGCGATAAGACCGTAGCGAAAGTTCTTTATGCTTTGGAGGATAAGATTTGTCGTGAGTAACGAGCCATAGTCCAAAAATGGACGATGGTGATAATCATATGTATAGATATTGATTTATGAGGATTGCTAGATGTTAAGCTACTGTAAATCAAGTATCCAATTTGTAAGGAGTCTTCTAAATAAGTAGGTTAGATAGATACTCTTGTAAGTTGTAAAATATCTTTATGTGTTAGATATAAAAAATAGCCAATTGATTTGTCATAGACGATTCGATTGGCTATTTTTGTATGTCCATCATATCTCACGATGTAATGGACATAGGTTATTTATTATGAGTGCAAATATAATTATTTTCAATGATTCTATGAATAATAGTAGTAGGATTTTGGCGTCTAAATCCAACGAAAACGGATTATCTACAATATTTAGCTACAATGGTAATGATATAACTTTCAAAACAGAGAACGGTATCACTTATGTGAATGCTACCGAAATGGCGAAGCCGTTTAAAAAGAGACCAAATGATTATTTATCGTTATCTTCTGTAAATGAGTTAATTAATGCCATTACCAGAAAATATGGTAATGCTGATTTTCAGCCTGTTACGATTATCAGGGGTACGGTTAATCCTGGCACATGGATGTGTGAGGATCTGGCTTTGGATTTCGCTCAGTGGCTTAGCGTTGATTTTAGGTTATGGTGTTTGGACAGAATTAAAGAGCTTCTCACTACAGGCAAATGCGTGATTCCTGATTTTAATGATCCTCCCGCCGCTGCTGAGGCTTGGGCTAAGGAATATCGTGGCAGGGTAGCCGCCGAGAAGCTGGCGTTAGAGGAGAGGGCCAAAGCCGAGGAGATGGCTAAGGTTCTTGAGTCGAAGAAAGAGGATATAAAATTTTCAGAGTCGTTTATCATGTCTGGAGAGTCAGATTTGCTGGTAAGGGATTTAGCCAAGAAGCTTGAGCAGAATGATATAATTATAAGCGATAAATGTTTACGAGATTTTCTTGTTAAGATAAAGATAATAGTCAAAAGGGTTAAGGTTAATGGAGATTGGGAGATTACGGCTAATGCTGTAAGGAAAGGGTTTGCTCATTATCGTGATAAGAATATATGTACGGAATCCGGAAAGGTTGTATATGCAAGGACTATCTATATAACAGGAAAGGGTTACCGGTATATATTGTCATCTATAAACGGTAGTAAGAAAAGCGATTTCATATTATGTGGAGGCATGTTCAGGGATTATGGCGTTTTTGCCGGATCGGAGTCATTTAGTCATTGGGATAATTAATTCCATTTTTGCCCAAAAACTGATAATCAGGTAACTGCATATTTGCATTTACGGTTATGTGTCTCATATCGGTAAAATATCTATATTTGCGACAAAGTGAATCACAATGATATACGGTAACAAAGAAATAGTTCGGACGTTCACCAGAAACAACCCGCCTGCCGGGTACGTGGGCGGTTCTGTTGACTACCGGGTCCCGGCCAACGTCTATTTTGGCGATACGCAGGAGGAGGCTGACAACAAGGCTGAAGATGATATCAAAGCCAACGGTCAGGACTACGCCAATACATATGCCGACATAATACCGGCTGTATGGTATAATGATCAGGTATGCGATGAGTTTATCAAGAACAATTGCGTAAGCGGTAAGGGATCCAAGGAGCAGGTATGTATAGAGGAAGGTAGGTTTGTCTCTTACGTATCCAAGAAAGATGCCAATGATAAGGCTAGGGTGGAGCTTGGACGGATCGGGCAGGGGGAGGCCAACTCCGTCGGGGCTTGCTGCGAGGACTGGGCCTCACAGCCTTTTCGTGGCTTGTTTTACAAGAACGATTGCGAGGCTGGCACATCAGGCAAGGAAGGTATTGTATATGAATTACCAGCCGGAGCTGTCATATCCGATATCTCCCAGATAGACGCCGATACGTTAGCCTATAGGAAGTTCATGAAAGAAGGTCAGGAGAAGGCTAATGCCGAGGGTAGTTGCTCACCTGTATTCTATAATACTATGATCGGTGATTGGTTCGAGAAGATATGTCCATTCGGATATAAGTCCGGTAAAGTATATTACTCTATCAAAGCCAACAGGTTTAGGTCATGGATATCGGTTGAGGATGCCAACGCCAAGGCTCGTGAGGTTTTGATGGTAGAGGGACAGGAGTACGCTGATCTTAATCTTGAGTGCGAGAAATGGATCGAGAATATCGATCAAGAGGATCAGTGTTATTGGTAAGAATGCGTTTGTGTTTTCCATAATGTTAGATTAGTGTTTTGGAGGTAGGGGCTTATGGTCTCTACCTCTTATTGTTTCATACGTCTTGTTGTCCTATAATCAAACCAAATAAGTATCTTTGCTAAAAACATTAATATTATTCATATGCGTAATTCAGGTGGTTGTTGTCATGATCATTCACGGGAACGTCCCGAAGAGTGTTGTCATGGCGTTAAGATAGATAGGTTTCTTAACAAATGCCCTAACGATCCTTGTGATCCTTGCGATCGAGATTGTCAGGACGAGCCTTGTGTTGGTTATGGATGCCCTATAACCTTGTATGATAAATGCGTCTTGTACTCAGGCGATGAGTTGGTAGCGGATGGTATAGAGAAAGGTACTGATATGTCTGTCGTTATAGACTCATTGAGGCGTATTATAGCGTCTAGGGATAAGCAGATAGATTTATACCATCGTGAGGTTCTGGATTTGAGGAAGATTATAAACGAGCTTGTCAACGCCGGTGGTAGCGGCGGGGATAACGATACGGAAGAGGAGACGTGGTAATGAATGGTTGCAACAAAAAACAATACAGGCCTACTGTAGACGATACGAAAGTACCGTGCTCTACGTACATGAGTACCGATTGTATTTATCCTGGTGATAAGGTACGTGTGGAATCATTGGGATTATCCCCTAATTGCGATATGTCCGATACCCTTAACGCTATGATAAAGGCTATACGGGATAGGGATGCCGAGATACTTGAATTAAGAAGAATGATCAACAAATTGATTTGATATGAGAAGTAATTGTAATCCATGTAAGCCGGAATATAGACCTGGGGACGAGTGTAGTATCTACAGTTCCCAGATCGTATATGACGGTCAGTCGTTCCCTGAGGCAGATATCAGGAACGGTGATAGCATGAATAGCGTAATCGAGTCTCTGGTAAGGAAGCTGGTTGCCGTATCTGGCGCCACGGCGTCCATCCAGCGTGACTCGTTCAAGGGCGTTCAAGCTGTCAGATTAAGATACGAGCCGTTGAATGTGCTCAGTGTTACCTATTGTGGTACTATCGTCCCTAATGACGGATATGTCGTTTCTGGCAGGTCCGTTAAGTTTAAGAAGAAATATTGCATGGGTGATGAGTTCACTGATGTTAATATCGTATATACTACATTGAATAGTAATATTTTAAATACCTCATGTTATGGCTAAAAGAGTGTACGATACGGTCTTGGCTTCCGAGTGTGACGGCTGGGTATGTGGTGAGACCCTCAAGAAGGGATCTCTTCCCGTAGACAGGTTAGAGCTTGACTCTTTTTCAGAGGCTGTCAGGGAGCTTATAGAACGGTTTTTCGAGGAGGGATGGTTGCCGGACATGATCTGCGATCTTGGTTGTGGTGGCGCCAGCGTGTTTGAGATTAAGCCTACTAACTTCGAGTATCCTCCTGAGGGTGGTGAGCAGATTTTGGAGATTATCGTAGGTAAGAGTGATAAATGGACTATAACTCAAGCGGAATGATATGAATAATTTAAAAGATATTCTTGCTAAGATCGAGCAAGGCTCCTCATGGGTGTCCTACGACAAGATTTCCGGTACCGGCCCCGACAAGGTGGCGATCAAGGTAGAACCGGGATGGATGGGTAGGTTGCCTAGGGAGACTTACGTGGCGGTCGAGAAAGGCAAGGTTACGAAGCTCGCCACTATAACCCAGAAGGGTATGGAGCGGGTAAGCGTGGATCCTACCAGTATCATGTTCGACATGGAGGGTGGGACTGCGGTCATCAACGCCAAGCTCAACTCCGCCTCGGTCAAGGCTTCCTGCCTTACCCTTGGTAGCTCGGTGAGCAAGTCCTATATAGTATCCATGAACGTGAACGGTTTATCCATGAAAGTCCCGGAAGAGGATAGCAGATATATAGTGTATGCCGATCCTGAGGATCCAGGAGCCACTGATTTGTATGAGGCTAGCTTTGTCATAGCTATGCCTAAGAATATGGATAACGAACAGCATCATGAGATGTTTGTCTTGAACGGTAAGGTTGTTAATATCAATCAACAGCCTAATGATATACCTTATATCATACTTGATCATGACTTCGATAACGTGACTAGCGAGAACGGTCAGGTTGTCATCGATATCAAGTCCAATACCGAGTATGATATCGAGCTGGTATGTTGCACTTGCGGTGATGGTAGTGAGCCGGAACCGGAACCACCCTTCAACGTGGATCCGCAAAGGTTGACGCTTAATAAGGATGGTGATACCCAAATCGTGAGGGTAGAGGCCGGAGATGATGTTTCATGGAGAATAACTGAAGGATAATATGGCAAGGGAAATAGATAAGAATTGTGTCGAGGGTAATTGCTTTGCCATTAACGACAAGAGCCATGGGGTAGGCGATAATAAGCTCAATATCGTATACAAGGCTAATTATACCGGTCAGATCTGTACGGCTAAGTTCCGTATAACGTCAAAGGACGGTAATATTGTCAAGGAGTATATGATAGCCCAAGACGCCAAACCCGTTTATTATAATATCAAGATGGTTCAGCCGTTCACCAAGGACGACTGTCTGGCCAACCAACATGGATCGGTGGTGTTGTATACGGTCGAGGAAAGGACTTACAAGTCGTTTATCTCGCAGGAGGACGCAGACGCCAAGGCTATGGAGGATATAGCCCTGAACGGTCAGAAATACGCCAACGAGCATGGTGAGTGTATAACCGATATCTGGTATAACGAGGAGCAGAGAAAGACGTTTATACGTAATAATTGCGATAAGTTCAGTGACGGTCAGGAATATGTTTATATCATTCCTGAGGGCAAGTACGTATCTTCCATCTCTCAGGAGGACGCCGATAGGAAGGCTCTTGAGGATATTGAGAAGAACGGTCAACAACAAGCCAATTTGGAGGGTGAGTGTAAGCCTAAGGAGAATATCTATTATGGTAAGTTTAGCAAGACCTTTACCCGTAACAATTGTGATTCCACCCAATACGGTACTGATGTGGTTGTCGATGAGACGATGGTTACAGGGGACTTCAGATCCATCGTGTCTCAGGAAGACGCTAATAGCCTAGCAAGGGCTGCTGTCGAGGCTCAAGGCCAGGATATAGCGAATATCAAGGGTAACTGTGAGAAGATACCGGTATTTACCGGATCGTACTCCAAGGTATTCCAGAGAACCAACTGCCCTGAGGGTTCTACTCCTGTTGACTTCACCGTGGACGAGAAGATGTGTTCTGGATATCCGTTCACTTCTACGGTATCGCAGGATGCCGCCAATAAGCTGGCGCAGGACGCTGTGGAGGCGCAAGGTCAGGCTATCACCAACGAGCGTGGCGACTGTCAGACTAACGTCTACTATAACGTAAGGATGGAGAAGACAGTCACTAGAAACAATTGCGATGAGTTCCATATCGGTCAACCTTATACTTATGTTGTAGCCGCTGGTAAGTACTTCTCTATTATCTCTCAGGAGGATGCTGACAATAAGGCTAAGGCCGATCTTGAGGCTAACGCCCAGCAACAAGCCAACCTAGAAGGTGAGTGTAAGGAGAAGACGATCTACTACGGTAGGTATAATAAGGAGTTCACTCGTAATAACTGTGATGAGACCCAATACGGCACCAAGGTTGTCGTGGATGAGACTATGGTGACAGGAGATTTCAGGTCTACCGTATCTCAGGAAGACGCCAACAATAAGGCTAAGGCCGCCGTCGAGGCTCAAGGTCAGGATGTGGCTAACGTGAAAGGTAAGTGCGAGAAGGTGCCTGTATATACCGGTACTTATACACGTACGTTTACCCGTAACAATTGTGGTACTGGCACTGGTGGTACTTATACGGTAAATGATAGGATGGTTGACGGTTATCCGTTCATGTCTACCGTATCTCAGGAGGATGCCAATAACAAGGCCAAGGCCGCCGTTGACGCCCAAGGACAGGTCCTTGCCAATATCCACGCCCTTTGTACGTACACCGGCCGTGCTTCCTTGGAGTTCACGAGAAACAACTGTGGTGAGTGTAAGATCGGATCTAAGGTGACGATCTCCCAAGATATGGTAGAAGGACACCCATTCCAGTCTAACGACTCCCAGACCGCCGCTGACGCTATGGCTATGACCGCCGTACAGGCTCAAGGACAGGCTTTGGCTAACACCAGGGGTACTTGTTCTGACTCTACTATGTATACCGGTAGGGCTAGCTTCGAGTTCACTAAGAGCAATTGTGGAGCTAATCAGATAGGAGATCCGTTCACCGTGACACAAGATATGGTGGAAGGTCATCCGTTCCAGTCTTGCGTATCACAGGATGAGGCTAACTTAGTCGCTATGGCCGCTGTCATGAATCAAGGTCAGAAGATCGCCGATGAGCGTGGTACTTGCCATGAGGCTCCTAAGTACACCGGTCATTATAGCGAGGCGTTTGAGAAGAATAATTGTCCGTCTGGTCTTATCCCGTCTTCAGTTACCGTTACTGAGGCTGACGTGACCGGAGGTCCGTTCTACTCATACGAGAGCCAGTTCGCCGCCGATGAGCTTGCCAAGGCCGCTGTCAAGGCGCAAGGTCAGGCTATAGCCAACGATCGTGGTACTTGCGACGAACTGAAGATATATGTAGGTAATTATAGCAAGGAGTTCACTCCTAAGTGTCCTACTTGTCAGTATGCAGATCCTATCACCGTAACCCCGGATCTTATGGGTCAGTTCTTTACCTCAACCCGTTCTCAGGAAGAGGCAGACGCTTTGGCTAAGGCCTATATCGACAGAATGGGTCAGGCGTTCGTCAACAAGAACTATGATGATACGTGCCATACGAAGACCGAGCAACCGGTATGGGAGACTATAGAGACCGTATGTAAGGACTGTATCTCTCAATTACATCAACGTAACACCAATACCTGTTATACTGATCCTGATAATCAAGAGCGGTATATAGCTGGTGGTAATAATACATGTTTCTGGTTTGGTACGGCATCCAAGGCCTTTACCCGTCAATGTGCGGATGGTGGAGTTGGAAGCTCTGTTACCGTAACTCATAATGATGTTACGGATCCAAGTCCTAGCTCTGATGGTAAGTTTAAGTCATGTGTATCCCAAGCTGACGCTAACGCCAAGGCATTGGCCGCCGTGAACTCTCAGGGTCAGGCCGTGGCTATGTTATTTGTCAATATGAACTGTATGCAGTCAGTAGGAAATTC